AGCGGCTCGCTGGCCGGCGTGGCCGACTGGTTCGTCAACTCGGCGAAGTACGTTTTCAGCGCGCCGAACACGAAGAACACGTTCGCTGGTGACCTCGCGGCCTCCTGGCACGACAACAGCGGCGGGGCGGCCGGCGCCTTCCGCGGTGCCGCCGAGTTCGTGGCGCCTGCGTTGGACTTCCTCGAGGTCGATCCGAGCAGCATGGCGACAGTCGGTGATTGGCGTCGCGATGTCGGCGGCAACCCTCTGCGCCGTCTGGCCGAGGGCTTCGCGGCCGATGCGCGCGTCAGCGTCGCAAGGTCCAAGGAGTTGTCGCCACCGGCGTCGGGTATTCAAGGCGGCGTGTCCAGCGGGGTTCGCTCGTTCGGGCGGAACGCGCTGGCGCTGCCCCTGGCGTTCCTGCCCGGCGGGCAAAGCGCCTCGCTCACCATGATGGTCGGCGGGCAGGGTGGCGACGCCTACCAGCAGGCGCGCGAGCAGGGCCTGGGCGTGTCGCAGGCCGTGCCTTTCGCACTGTCGCAAGCGGCCATCGAGTACGCCACGGAGAAGATTCCGCTGCACCGCCTGATCGGCGACGTGAAGGCGGCCACGCCGTTCCTGCAGACCTTCGCCCGCCAGGCCGCGCTCGAGATTCCTGGCGAGCAGGTGGCCACCCTGCTGCAGGACCTGAACGAGTGGGCCGTGCTGCCCGAGAACCAGAACAAGTCATTCAACGACTACCTGAAGGAGCGGCCCAACGCTGCGCTGCAGACGCTGATCGCGACGGTGATCGGCACCGGCGGCAACGTCGTCGTGTCCAAGGGTATCGAGTCACTGGCCGGCGACCCGGAACAGCGCCAGCAGGCGCAGGCCAACGCCAAGGCCTTGCAGGAACTTTTCGGCCGCGCGGCCGACAGCAAGCTGCGCGAGCGCTCGCCCGAGAGCTTCAGCGCGCTGGTGCAGGACCTGGCCAACGACTCGCCCGATGCGCCGCAGTCGGTACGCTTCGATGCACGCACGCTCGTCGAGACCCTGCAGCAGTCGGGTCTCGACCAGGGCGAGATCGAGCGCATGCTCCCGAGCGTCCTCCCGCAGCTGCGCGAAGCGCTGGCTGTCGGTGGCGAGGTGACGGTCCCCATCGGCGAGCTCACCCACGTGATCGGCACCACGCTCGAACAGCCCCTGCTGGAGAACGCGCGGGTGGGCGAGAGCGCGCTCAGCAAGGCCGAGGCCAAGGCCGCCAGCGAGCAGTCCGCCAAGCTGCTGGCCGAGGAGTCGCAGCGCGTGATCGCGCAGGCGGCCGACCAGCAGGCGATGGTCGACGGCGGCGAGGCCGTGAAGAAGCAGGTGATGGACCAGCTGACCACGGTCGGCCGGTTCACCGCCGACGTCAACGACGCCTACTCGGCGTTGGTGCGCGACTTCTACGTGACGATGGCGGGCCGCCTGAACGTCACACCTGACGAGCTGTTCGCGCGCTACCCGCTGCGTGTGCAGGCCGAGCGCACGGCTGAGAACGACCTCAACCAGGCCGCGTATCACGGCACGCACGTCAAGGGCATCGACCAGTTCACGACGCGCGCCATGGGCACCGGGGAAGGTGCGCAGGCCTACGGCTGGGGGCTGTACTTTGCCAAGTCAAAGGACATCGCCGAGTTCTATCGGCGCTCGATCGCCGAAGCGCGAAACGCCAAAGACGGCGGCCAGCTCTACGAGGTCAACGTGCCCGAGGACAGCGACCTGCTGGACTACGACGCTCCCCTGAAGGACCAACCCGAACGGGTGCGTGCGGTGTTAGAGAAACTCGGCTACCCGGCCGAGGTGCGGAAGGTCGTACTGGACAACGGCGCGCAAGGTGGCGTCTACGACACGTTGAACGAGGCGCGCAAGGCGCTGGCGAAGGCGGGAACGTCCGGCAAAATCGTTGCTGCGCCACACCCCTATACCGGCGCGAAGGTCTACGCCTCGCTTGCGATGAAGCTCGGTGGCGACGAAGCGGCGAGCAAGGCGCTGTTCACCGCCGGCATCCCCGGCTTGCGCTTCCTCGACGCCGGTTCGCGCGGCACCCAAGCGCAACGTAAAACGCACAACTACGTCATCTTCGATGACAGCGCGGTGCAGAAGACGCGCGAGTTCTACCAGCAGCCACGCGCACCGCGCGGTAGGTTCAACCCGAAGAGCCTCACCACCACGCTGCTGCAGAAGGCCGACTTGTCGACCTTCCTGCACGAGACGGGGCACATGTTCCTTACGATCATGTCCGACATGGCCGCGCAGCCCAACGCGCCGGCCGGTGTGGTGAAGGACATGGACACCGTGCTGGAGTGGTTCGGGGTCAAGGACCTGGCCACCTGGAACAGCATGACACTCGACGAGCAGCGCAAGCACCACGAGCGCTTCGCCGAGTCGTTCGAGCAGTACCTGCTGGAAGGCAAGGCCCCGAGCGCGGAGCTGCAGCCGCTCTTCCAGCGCTTCCGTGCGTGGCTCATCAACGTCTACCGCAGCCTCAGCGACTTCATGGCCGGGCGCAACCTGCAGCTGAGCGACGAGGTGCGCGGGGTGTTCGATCGCCTGCTGGCGAGCGACGAGCAGATTCGCCAGGCCGAGGCGATGCGCTTCTACGAGCCCAAGTTCGAGAGCGCGGAGGCGGCCGGCATGACGCCCGAGGAGTGGGCCGCCTACCAGATGCAGGGCCAGCGTGCCACGGCGACGGCGCTGGACGAGCTGGCGGCGCGCAGCATCAAGGACATGCGCTGGACCACCAACGTCCGCAACAAGGCGCTCAAGGCGTTGCAGCGCGACGTCGAGGGCAAGCGCAAGGCGGTCGAAGCCGAGGTCACCGAGGAGGTGGCCAAGTTCCCGATCTACCAGGCGATGCGCTGGCTGCGCAAGGGTGAGATGACCACCGAGCAGGGCGAGGAGATCAAGGCCGAGAAGGGGTTCCGCCTGAACAGCGACGCCCTGGCCGAGATGTTCCCGAAGGACGCCCTCGACAACCCTGACCTGGAGCGCCTCAAGGGCATGACGGCGGCCAACGGGCTGCACCCCGACCTCGTGGCCGAGATGTTCGGCTTCACCTCGGGCGACCAGCTGGTGCGCGCCCTGACCGACGCCGAGCCCATGAGCAGCGTGGTGGAGGGCGTCACCGACCGCCGCATGCTCGAGCGCTTCGGCGACCTGGCCACGGCCGAGGGCATCCAGCGCGCGGCCGACGAGGCCGTGCACAACGAGGTTCGGGGCCGTTTCGTGGCGACCGAGCTGCGCGCTCTGGAGAAGGCCAACGCGAAGACGGAGCGCACGCCGGCCGGTGGCAACGTGAACGTGATGGTGCGTGCGGCAAAGCAGTTCGCGCGCCAGCTGGTGTCGCGGCGCAAGGTGCGCGACCTGAAGCCGGGCCAGCACACCGCGGCAGAGACCCGGGCGGCGAAGGCCGCGGCGCTGGCCGTGCGCGCTGGCAAGACCCAGGACGCCATCGTGGCCACGCGCGACGAGCTGCTCAACCACTACGCCGCACGCGAGACCTACCGCGCGTTGGACGAGGTCGAGCGCGCGCTCGACTACCTGAAGAAGTTCGAGAAGGACGGCACGCGCAAGAAGCTGCCGCCCGAGTACCTGGACCAGATCGACAAGCTACTGGAGCGCGTGGAGCTGCGCCAGCAGACCAACAAGGCCCTGGACAAGCGGGCCAAGCTGTCGGCCTGGCTGAAGGAGCAGGAGGCCCAGGGCATCGAGGTGGGCCTGCCCGATGCTGTCGCCGAGGACGCCCAGCTCACGAACTATCGCGAGATGACGCTCGAGGAGTTCCGCGGACTGGTCGACGCCGTGAAGCAGATCGAGCACCTGGGCCGGCTCAAGAACAAGCTGCTGACCTCCAAGGACCAGCGCGAGTTCGACGCCATCAAGGACAGCATCGTGAAGTCGATCCTGGAGAATGGCCAGGGTCGCAAGGCCGACACGCGCACGCCGACCACGAACCTGGGTCGCGCGCTCCAGGGAATCAAGCACTTCGGCGCGGCGCATATCAAGGCTGCGACCTGGGCTCGCATCATGGACGGCGGCAAGGACGGCGGGCCGGTGTGGGAATACTTCATCCGAAGCGCCAACGAGCGCGGCGACATGGAGACCACCATGCGCGCCAAGGCGACCAAGGACCTGACCGAGATCATGGCGCCGCTGCTAAAGGCCGGCAAGCTGGGCGGCAAGGGCCAGTTCTACCCGAGCATCAATCGCAGCCTCAACCGCGAGTCGCTGCTGGCCATCGCGCTCAACGTGGGCAACACCAGCAACCTGCAGCGCCTGATGGGCGGCGAGGGCTGGACCATCGAGCAGCTCAAGCCCGTGCTGGATGCGGTGAAGCCCGAAGAGTGGGCCGCGGTGCAAAAGGTGTGGGACTACTTCGAGAGCTACCGGCCGCTGATCGGCGCGAAGGAAAAGCGCGTGTTCGGCAAGGAGCCGGAGTGGATCGATCCGGGGTCGATCTTCACCGACGCCTACGGCGTGAAGGGTGGGTACTACCCGATCAAGTACGACCCGGCCGCCAGCGTGCGCGCTGAGGAGCATGCCGACGCCGAGGGCGCGAAGCGCCAGCTCCAGGGCGCCTACGGTGCAGCCACCACGCGACGCTCGTTCACCAAGACCCGCGCCGAAGAGGTGACGGGTCGGCCGCTGCTCTACACGCTCAGTGGCGTCTACAGCGGCGTGAACGACGTGATCCACGACCTGGCCTGGCACGAGTGGCTCATCGACGCCAACCGCCTGCTGCGCAGCAAGGCAATCGACAGCGCCATCCGTGAGACCTACGGCCCTGAGGTCGTGCGCCAGTTCAAGTCCTGGCGCGACGACATCGCCGAGGGCGACGCGGGGTCGCAGGCAGCACTCGACATCGGGCTCAGCTACCTGCGCCGATCGGTGAGCGTGGCCGGCCTGGGCTTCAACGTGATGTCGGCGCTGATGCAGCCCCTGGGTCTCACGCAGTCGATCACGCGGGTGGGCGCGGAATGGGTCGGCAGGGGCATGAAGCAGTACATCGGCGCCCCCATCGCCAAGACCAAGGAAGTGAACGAGAAGTCGGAGTTCATGGCGAACCGCTCGCGCACGCGCTTCCGCGAGCTCAACGAACTGCGCAACAAGGTGCAAGGCCAGAGCAAGTTCAAGCGCGTGATGAGCGAGAACGCATACTTCCTGATGATGCGCGTGCAGCAGATGGTCGACATGCCGACCTGGCTGGGCGCCTACGAGAAGGCCATCGCCGACGGCCAGGAAGAAGCACGCGCCGTGGACCTCGCCGACCAGGCGGTGATCGACAGCCAGGGTGGCGGACAGACCAAGGACCTGGCTGCGATCGAGCGCGGCGGCCCGGCACAGAAGCTCTTCACCGTCTTCTACAGCTTCATGAACACGGCGTTGAACCTGGGTGTGGCCAGCAAGATGACGCCCAAGAGCCGCGCCAAGTTCGCAGTCGACATGCTGATGCTCTACAGCGTGCCGGCAGTGCTGGGCGGCATCCTGAAGGACGTGTTCACCCCGGGCGCTTCGGGCGACGACGAGGAGAAGCTCCTCAAGAAGATGGCCGGTGACCAGCTCAATTACTTGCTGGGCATGGTGGTCTTGGGCCGCGAGTTCGGCGCTGTCGCGCAGATGGTAACGGGCGCGGTCGACCGGCCTCGCGACTACGCCGGCCCGGCCGGCGTGCGCGCCATCGCTGACAGCTACCAGTTCGCCAAGCAGGCGAGCCAGGGCGAGTTCGATGACTCGTTCCGCAAGGCCGCCATCAACCTGCTGGGCGACTTCACCGGCGTGCCCTCGGCCCAGGTCAACCGCACCATCACCGGCGCCCAGGCCCTGGCTGAGGGCAAGACGCAGAACCCGGCCGCGCTGGCCATGGGTTACCAGGAACCGAGGTGAGGGCGGATAAGAGGAAAGCCCCTGCATAGCATTTGCTAAGCCTGCAGGAGCCTTCCTTATGACCGTCCCCAGCACGGCCCGACGGGCCGGCCCTTTCACGGGCACCGGCGCCCTTGTTTCCTACCCGTTCTCGTTCAAGGTGTTCGAGGCTGCTGACGTTTCCGTCACTACTGCCGACACCAACGGGCTCGAGACCCCCGGCGTTCTGAATTCGACTTTCCTGGTCACGTTGAACGTGGACCAGGACGCAACGCCCGGCGGCAGCGTTCAGTACGCCGTTGGGGGCGTGGCCACGGCACTGCCAACAGGCTACCGCCTTGTCATCACGGGCGAGGGCTTGGAGTACGAGCAGCCGGCCGATCTTCCGCAGGGTGGCAACTTCGATCCGGTGGTGATCGAGAACGCCCTGGATCGCGAGATGATGCTACTGCAGAACCTGCGCGACTCGCTGGATCGCGTGCTGCAAGTTGGCGTCACCAGTTCCACATCGTTGGCACTGCCCGCGCCCGTAGCGGGCCAGCTGCTGGGCTGGAACGCGACGCTGGACGGGCTTGTCAACTACGCCCCCGACGCGTCCAGCGCGGCGGGGCTCCAGGTGCGTTTGGCCAACCCGAACAACGTGGTCGACGGTGACGCTTTGCTTGCTGCAAAGCGCACCATCGCCAACGCCATCGCCCGCACGCACCATGACCTGTACGAGCAAGACAAATACCACGTCTTCACGTGGTTCACGTCGGCGCAAATCGCCGACGTGCTGGCCGGTACAAACTCGGTTGATGTCACGGCCGCGATCAATGCAGCCAACGCCGCGGTCGCTGCTCTTCCCTTTGGCGGAACGCTCATTTTTGCGACTGGCATCTACCGCACGACCTCGAACATCAGCATCCCGAACGGCGTGAGCTGGGAAGGCGAGGGTTACCCCCAAACCGACAACGCCGGTGCAAATTGGGACAACGGCGCCGTGATCTACAAAGCCCACGGCGGCGATGGCGTGTCGATGGTGTCGAGCAACAACGCCGGCCGCATCAAGAACATCGGCATCTGGTCGAACAAGACCACCTGGGCGACGGGTCGCGGCTTCGTGGTCGGCCCAGCCGCTGGCTGCATGCTCGACGACTGCACGGTGCGCACCGTTGGTGGGGATGCCTTCGTCATCGGCGACAACACCACCAGCAGCTACACCAACACGCTGCATCGGTGCTATGTCAACAACCCCGGCGGACGCTGCTTCGTGGTCGGCGGCCGGTACTTCCGAGGCTTCCAGCTCATCAGCGACGGCGGTACGGTCGCTTTCGAGACGCTGAGTCTCGGCGTGTCGGCTTCGCTCAGCGGCGATTGCCATTTCGAAGGTTTCACTACCAACGGCCTCAAGCTTGGCGCCGACGCCTTTACGACGGTGGGCCGCGTGCAGACCGTGACCTACGCCGGCGTGTTCCTCACCCACGTGAGCATCCCGAGCTTGGCGGCGATCACGAACATCGTGCTGTCGAACCTCGACCTTGGCAGTGCGTCCGCTGGCGCGGGGTCTATCGGGGTCAACATCGGCGCGTTGTGCACCGGGGTGCGCATCAGCGATTCCTATTTCGGCCTGTTCGAACAGGCCATCGTGGACAACGGAAACCGCAACCAGGTCCACCGCTGCCGGTTCTTTGACAACGGCCTGGTCTTCAACGCCAACGGTGACCTCTACACCTTCAACAACAACATTTGCCGCAACACCACGGGCTCCTACGAGATCGTGCACAACAGCGGCACTCGAGGCATTTGGGCAGAGAACGATTTCCAGAAGTCGATCAACCCGGTGGTGACTGGCGTACAAGGCGACTTCTCGGGCATCAAGGTGCGCGACAACCTGGGCTATGTGAGCCGGGCCTTCGGCACCACGGGTTCGATCGCCTCTGGCGCCAACATCAGCCACGGGCTGGGCCCGGTGACGGGAGGTGGCGCAGTTCCTGCGGGCGACATCGTGATGACCACCAGTACCGCGGGCGTCACCGGTACTCTGGTGCGTAGCGGCCTGGCGGCCACCACCTTCGCTTTCACCTGGGCCGGCACCTCGCCGGCGGTGTGGAGTTGGTCCGCCCACCTTCCTTGCGACTACTAAGGAGTGCCAAGCGTGACCACCGACGAATTCCATCAGACCGATCCGGGATCGCTGGACCAGCCGCCGGCCGTGATGATCGCGGTGATGCGTGAGCGTCTGGCCACCATGGGCCGCGAAATTCGCGAGCTCAAGGAGACGCAGCGCAAGGACATGGACGACATGCGCCAGAGCCAGAAGGACCTGGCCAACAAGCTCGACGCCGTGCTCACGGCGATGAGCGAGGCACGCGGCGGCTGGCGCACGCTGATGATGATCGGCGGCGCCAGTGGCACGATCGGCGCGGCCGTCTCCTGGGTCGTGCAACACCTCGGAAAGGGCCCCTGATGTTCTCCACTCTCCTGAGCTTCCTCGGCGGCTCCGTCTTCCGCATGCTGTGGGGTGAGGTCAGCTCCTGGGTAACCGCACGCCAGGACCACAAGCACGAGGTCGAGCGCATGCGCCTGCAGGGCGAGCTCGACGCCGCCCAACACGGGCGCAACCTCGAGGCGATCCGCGTGCAGGCCGAGCTGGGCGTGAAGACCATCCAGGTGCAGGCCGAGGCCGACATCGGCCGGATCGACGCCGAGGCCTTCAGCAAGGCCGTCGAGGGCACCAGCAAGCCCACCGGCATCACCTGGGTGGACGCCTGGAACGGGTTGATCCGCCCGCTGCTGGCCACCGAGTGCATGCTGCTGGTCAGCCTGCACTTCCACTCCAAGGGGTGGGTGCTGGATGACCGGGGTTGGGAGCTGGCCGGCGCCGCCCTCGGCATCTTCGTGGCCGATCGCGTCCTGTTTCGCCGCGGCAAGTGATCGAGCAGGCCGTCAGTGTCGCGGCCGCCCTGGCGCGCCGATTCGAGGGGTTGTACCTGACCCCCTACCTCTGCCCGGCCGGCGTCCCCACGATCGGATACGGGGCCACGCACTACCTCGACGGCCGGCGGGTGCAGCTCACCGACCCGGCCATCAGCCGCGAGGCGGCCGAGCGCCTGCTGCTGCGCCAGGTGGAGCGCACCTACCTGCCGGCCGTGCTGGCGCTATGCCCCGGCGTGACCGACCCCAACCGCTTGGCCGCGCTCATCGACTTCACGTTCAACCTGGGCGCGGGCAACCTGCGCGCCAGTACACTGCGCAAGCGCGTGAACGCGGGCGCCTGGGACCAGGTGCCGGCCGAGCTGCGCAAGTGGAACAAGGCCGGCGGGCGCGTGCTGCGCGGCCTGACGATCCGCCGGGAGGCGGAAGCCGCCCTGGTCTAGGGCAGTTCCCCGGGTAGTTCTCGGGGCAGTTCGGGGACAGCCGGGGCTCGAAAGCCGCGCTGCTCCTGGGTGACGCGCCCCTAGGTTCCCCTACACAACCCGCCGAAATGGGTTCGAGTCCCATCAGCCACCCCAACGAAATGACAAGCGGGACGCGCACTTAGCGCCGGCCGGCGATCCGCCGGGGTAGCGCCAGGGCAGTTTCGCAAGGGGGCTCGATGCGCTACCTGTGGGCTGCGATCTTGGCGCTGGTGCTGCTGGCGGTGTGGGGCCGGTTCGGCGAGGGCCTGACCGCGGCGGGCAACGCCGTGGCGTTGGCGGGCTTCATCGCTGTTCTGTTCGTGGTGCTGCGCCGCCCGGGACGCTGAGCCAGGCCTCCAGGCCGGCCACCTCTCGGTCATCCTGCTGGCCGTCGAGCCAGCGGCTGTACGTGCGCAGGAACATCTCCACGCTGTGGCCGAGCTGGCGGGCGCACCATCCAGGTGTGCGCCCGGCCATCAGCATCATCGTCGCGTAGGTGTGGCGCATGTTGTTCGGCGGCCGGTAGCGGATGCCCAGGCGCTTGAGCGCCGGGGTCCAGTAGCTGCGTCGGAACGCGCGCTCCTCGGTCCATGGCGCGCCGTACCTGGGGTCGAGCCACACGTGCTGCCCGGCCAGCAGGGTGTGCGCCTTCTGGCGCTGCAGCGCGGCGAGCGCGCGGCTGTTCAGGATCACGTTGCGGGCCACGGCCGTCTTGGTCTTGCCCTTCTCGACGCCGCGCACCAGCGCCTCGCGCACCGTCATGTAGCCCGACGCCAAGTCGACGTTGGGCCACTGCAAGCCCGCAGCCTCCGACGTGCGCACGCCGGTGAAGAAGCGCCATTCCACCAGGTTGCGGATCGGGCCCTCGGGCATGGCGCCGATGATCGCCTCGGCCTCCTCGCGCGTGAACGGATCGGGCGGCTCGCGCTGCCACTCCGCGCGCGGCACGCCGTCGAACGGGCTGGCCGGCAGCACCTTGTCGACGACGGCGAGCGCGAACGCCTCGCGCGCCACGCTCACGTAGTTGTTGACGGTCTTGCCGCTGAGCTCGGGCCGGTCGGCCAGGGCCTTGAGCACCTCGCTGTGCTTGACGCTGCGCGCCGGCCGGTCGCCGCCGAGCGCGGCCTTCCAGAACTTGACGGCCGAGGTGTACCCGGCCTTGGTGCTGTGCTCGATGCGCTGGGCCGCGAGGCCCGTGTCCAGCACGTCGGCCACCGTGGCGCCGCCGACGCCGCCCACCACGCTGAAGTAGTCGGACATGACGAAGGTGTCGTGCCGAATCTTGTCGCGAATCTCGGCGACGAGCCGGTGAGCGTACTTGACGTTGGCCGGGGTGGGCGCGAGCGGCTTGCCGTTGAGCATGAGGGTCGGCCGCTGGAGGGCACCCTCGTAGGTGAAGACCAGGCGGATGCTGGTCTCGCGGACCTCTACCCCTTTTCGACCCATTCCATGATCCCCTTGATGTCCAGCCAGATGTTGCCGTCGGGGTCGCGATGGTACTGCTTGCCGTCCAACCACTTGCCGTCCTCGATCTTGCGGCGCACGGCCTTGACGGTCAGCCCCAGCGACGCAGCGGTGACCGGCGTGAGCCGGGCGCGTGGGGCCAGGTGCACTTCGATGGTGGTGTCGGTGCTCATCAGTTCCGCCCGGGATAGCGGTCGTATGGGACCTTCACGCCGTCGACCAGGAAACCCCACCGCTGCGCCTTCGGACCCGTGATGAACAGCGTGGTGCAAGGTTCACACGGCTCACCCTGACGACCAGGCAAAACGAGCTTGTGCCAGCTGCCGGCAGGTCGGTAAAGAATCGATCCCGGCCCGTGCCATTTCACGCTGGTCACATTGCCCTTGTCGTCGAAGCGCTGCTCCTCGTAGCCCCCGCGCAAGATCACCGTGAGGTAAGGCCAAGGGTGGTCATGCGGATCGCGGCCTGTGTCGCTGCGCAGAATCTCGTGCACACGCACAGCGATGCCCAGCTTCTGAAGCACCCAGGTGAACGGCCGGCGCCACGGGTTGACCATGCCGGTGCCGTCGGTGTGAACAATCTCATAGCGCGCAGCCCGCCGATCACCGTGGGGCAAGGGTATCGGTCGTTCGATCACCACGTTGTAGGGCACCAGCCACCACCGGTTCATGTAGCCGTTCAGATGGAAATAGGGCGTGCGCTTCGCGCGGTTGATGAGCCAGTCGATCATCGTGCAACTCCTTCCAGTCGATCGGCCACGAGCTTCGCGTAGCCAGCGATGTCCACCCACGAGTCGGCGTAGTTCGGGTCGCCGTTGAGAATGCGTCCGATCTTGTGAGCGATCATGTGCAGCGCTTCCTTCTGGTCATCTTCCAGGGCGTCCCACTTCGGCGTATGGGCCATCTGGCGCTTGAGGCGCATCGTGATGTCGGCGTGGCCGACGAAACGCCCGTAGCGCGCGCCGCGCTCGGTAAGCGTGGCGGTCAAGGGGTCGATCGGCGCCGGTGGAGTCTCCGGGCGTTCCTCGTTGAGGGTCTGGCGTAGCAGCATGGTGGTTTCCTCGACAGGTCTGCAATCGGGGCAGTGATTCATCGCTTCCTCTTCATGTAGTCCAGCAGCGCGTCCTGCACGCTGCGCTTCGATGCGCGTCGGGCCACCACCAGCTCGTCGACGGTGCCGCGCGCCACGATGTAGTGGACGTGCACGTTGCGCTTGAGGCCGGCCTGGAACTGGCGCATGGGCCCGACGCGCTCGATGAGCTGGTCGTGGTTCTCGAGCGACCAGTCCTGGGCGAAGAAGCACACGGTGTTGCAGTGGTACTGCAGGCCGTCCACGCCGTGGCCCATGCTGGCCGGGTGGCCCAGCCACAGCACGCCTTCTCCCCGCATCGCCGCGGCCATGCCGTCCTTGGTGCTCAGGTCCAGCGCGTCGGGGAACGCCTCCAGCAGGCGCTTGCGGTCGCTCTTGAAATGGTAGGCCAGTAGCAGGGGCTCGCCGCCCAGCTCGTTGAGCAGGGACTCGACGGCCTCGATCTTGGCGGTGTGCACCTCGATGGCGACATCGGGCCCGTAGCGGTCGGGGTCCAGGTACATCGCGCCGTTGGCGAGCTGCAGGCACTTCATCGTGAGCGCCGCGGCGTTGAACACCTCGACCTCCTCGCCCTTGCCGAGCTGCGTGAACATCTCCTTCTCCAGCTCGCGGTAATGCTTCTGCGCGCTGGGCGGCATGTCCACCTCGATCACGTTCACGATCGGGTCGGCAAGGTCGAACCAGTCCTTAGGGTCGAGGGTGAGGCAGATGTCGGCGAGGCGCTCCTGGATGTCGGCCTGCGCGTGCTCGGTGGCCACCCAGCGGTTGAACTGGCCGTTCTTGACCGGACGGAACCACCGGGATTGAAAGGCGCTGAAGGTGCGGCCCAGGCGCTGGCCCGCATCCAGGAACCACACCTGCCCCCACAGGTCTTCCAGTCCGTTACTGCTCGGCGTGCCGGTCAGCTCAATGAACCGCTTGACCTCCTTGTGCGCCACCTGGCCGAGGGCCTGGGCGCGCACGCCGCCCTGGCGCAGGCGGAACGATTTCAATCTCGTGGCCTCGTCAGCAACGACCGTGGTGAAGGGCCACGCTCGTTTGCGTTCCTTGTACCAGTCGCGCAACCACATAAGGTTTTCGAAGTTGATCACCACCACGGGCGCGTCTTTCATCAACGCCACGCTGCGCTCGGTGACGGCCCCCGTGACGCTAACCAAGTCAAGCCCCCTGAAGGTGGACCACTTTCGTTGTTCGTTGGGCCACGTGTCTTGCGCCACGCGTTTCGGTGCGAGGATCAAGGTCTGACCGTTTTCGCCCCATACGTTGTGCAAGATGTCAAGATAAGCAAGGGTGATGGAGCTCTTGCCAAGGCCCGGTTTTGCCCATAGCGCGCATCGATCGCGCTGGCTGATGAAGTCGAAGGCAACACGTTGATGCGGGCGAGGTGAAAACTCACGCATCACACAAACACCCACAACAGTCCCGCGCTACGTCGCCCGGTACGGGCGGCTCTAGCAACAGCCCCCGGAACGACGCCGACGGCATCGGCGGCGTCAGCGACGCAGGAAAACGTTCGACCGTCAGACGCTCGGACCGGCTTAGCGTTCGGGCTCTGGCCGCGCACGCGCCCTTTTGACCATGCGACGCGACCCAATTCGCGATAGGCGTGAGCGTGATTCTCGCCGTAGGTAGCCCACTCCAGATTACCAACGGCGTCGCCCCGGTCGACACCACGTTTGTGGTTCACGGTTGGTTTGTTGTCCGGGTTCGGTATGAAAGCCCGAGCCACCAGCACGTGAACGTAGGCCGATTGGGATGCGCCATCTTTACGTAGCGCCACAGTTCGATAGCCTGCGCTGGTGAGCCCAGGACGCAGATACTTGCAAGATAGGTGTGAAAACACCGCGCCATCGGCACTGACGCTATAACGGCCTTCGTACCCTTCAACCTCTCGAAGGTCTTGGCTCATCGCAGCAACTCCTCGACGCCTTCGATTGAATCGACCACCACCACGACCTGGCCCTTGGCGCGCATGCGCGCGTGCTCGCGAAGCTGGTGGCTTTTAGCCGGAACGCCGGGCGCCTTGAGCTCCACCCAGATAGTGCGTGCTTCGTGGAAGATCTTGAGCCGCGTGTCGATCACTCGCGCTGGCAGCATCACCAGCCGATCCGGCGCGCCGCGGCGCTCGATCCACTGGACCTTGCGCACCTCGCCGCCCAGCTCCTTGACGCGCTTGACCAGGTGGCGCTCGATGTCGGACTCACGCATTGCGAGCCCCCAACAACCGATCCTCCCAGGCCTCGCGCAGCATCTTCGACGCGCGGTTTACCTCCTCGGCCGGGATGAACTCGCCGGTGTCCAGGCACACGCCAAAGTTCTCGTCGTCGGGGATGTCCGGCAGCGGCGGCTCGCGCTGTTCCTGGTGGAACTGCGTGTTGCCTGAGAGCATGTCGCGCAGCTCGCGGCGCGTGCGGTCGACGTCGGCCTTGGTGACCTTCTTGGTCGGCTCGTTCACCGTCTCCATCATCCCGGTGGCGGGGTTGAAAATGACCTGCGTCATGGCTTCACTCCTTTGCGTTGGACACGGGCCAGCAGGTGCACAGGCCACTGCGACTTGATCATCCGGTGGGTGCCGGGCAGGATCACGTTGCAGTGGATGAGGCGGCCCTGCTGGGTGACGTCGAACACGGTGAGCACGTCGCTGTCCGGGTCGTGCACCGGCACCACAGCATCGCCCGTGAGAATCTCGCCCGGCTTGGCTTCGCGCAGCATGTCAGTCCTCCGCGCGCAGCACGCGCCCGCGCTGGTTGCCGCCCATGATCCGCGGCAGCTCGACTTCCTGGAACCGCGGCAGGTGGCTCGGGCACAGCGTGAATTTGAAGTTGGGCGAGTACACCGCGTCGCCGGACAGATGCGCGGGCGCCTCGGGGTTGTGCGAGCCGTGCGTCGCGTTCATCCTGGCCTTGCCGAAGGCGGGACTGCGCAGGGTAAGCTCGTGGTTGCGCACGACCTTCTCGGCTCGCGCCTTGCTGGTGTAGTAGCGCACCGACTTGTGTCCCAGCTTCGCCTTGAAGAGCATGCCCTTCTCGACCATGCGGTTGGCGTGCTGGCACGACTCGGTGGTGCGGTACTCGGCCAGAGCTGGGTCGCTGCTGTGCACGCCGCACTCGCGCGCCGCGAGCTTGAGCAGCAGCTGGGTGAGGTCGCCCTTCACGGTCACCCCCTCCACGCAAGGATGCAGCCGGTGGCGGCGCAGGCCGCCACGGTGATGATGGCCACCAGCCAGTCGGGCAGGCGCCGCCACCAGGGCGTCGTGTAGATCGTGACCGGGCTCGCGTACTCGGCGCGGGTGTGACCGCTGCGCGGCGTGCGCTGGCTGAAGAAGGGCTGGTCGAGGAATCGGGGTCGCATGGGGTCGTTCCTTTCTGATTCAGTAAAGCCAATTTAGCACATGCTAAAGCGTTAGGCGCAGGAAAAACCCTTAGCCCGGCGGGCATCACGCCTCTGGCAGTTCTCCGACGCCGTGACCGGCTCGTGGTGGTCGGGGTGGATGCAGTTCGGTGTGACGCACAGGTGGTCCAGCTCGAGGCCGCTGTGGCGCAGCTCCAGGTAGGCGAGCCAAAACTCGTCCATGTCGGCTGGTGCCGCCTCCAGCCGCACGAAGAGGGCCAGGTGTGCCTGCACCGTGACCACCGCGAGAAGGCCCGGCACGTACACGTTCAAGCGCCCGTAGCCCCAGCGGTCGCGCTTCGATGTCCAGGGCCAGCACCCGTTGTCGGATGCCGGCTCGGCCGTGTTCGCGACCAGGCGCAGGTGCAGCGTGGGGTAGGGCGAGCGGGCCATGTCACTGGTAGGCCGCGCCCACGTTCACGCCGATCGCCTCGCGCATCGACACCATCATGAGCGACAGGTGGACCATCTGCTCGGCGATGTTCATCCAGCGCGGGCGCGTGTTCTCGGCCGCGATGATGGCCGTGCCGCCGATCGGCACCAGGTCGTCGGGGTTGAGCTGCAGGCGGCCGCAGTAGATGCGCGCCGGGGCTTCGTAGGGGAGAAGGTCGCGTTGGGTCAGCATGGGTCAGTCCTTTAGATATGCGTCCATTGACGCCGGTTGATGATGTTTTCCACCTGAGAGATGCTGATGCCGAACTGCTCAGCGATGAGCTTGTAGGTGCGTCGGAGCGCCGCTTCACGTATGAGCCGCACGTCGGCTTCCGTCAACTTGGAACTCCCATGCTTCGCACCGCGCAAGACAGTGCCGTGCCTCTTCATGTCGTCGCTGTTGTCTTGGCTGGTCCCGTACGCAAGGTTTGCCGCAGCGCAGTTCATTCGGTTTCCGTCGAGGTGACGCACCAGCATGCCGGTAGGTCTTGGCCCGTGAAAGGTCAGCGCGATCAAAACGTGACGCGTGAAGGACTTGTGTTTGCCGTCGCGGCTCAGGTTCACAACGTCGTAACGCTGTCGTGAGCCCTCAATCAGCCGCCCACGTCGTAGCAACAGCACGCCGGTGTAGTGCGGCATCAGCCTATCCAACGAACGAATGCGGCCACGATCGCTCGCCTCGTAAAAGCCTTCATACCCGGGAATGGGCTTCCAAACTTCCACACTTCACCCCTTCGAATAGCGGTAGGCGCTGAAGCCCGCGGCGGCGAGCGGCAGGCCGGGGGCCCAGGTCGGTTGACGCGCCAGCAGTGCGGCGAGGCCGTCGCCAGTGAACTCATCGGTGTCGGGGGTCTCGGCCAGCCACTCGTCGTGAATCCCCAGCACTAGCTCATAGCCGGCTTCCTCAATGCCTGGTGCGTTGCCGGCGAACACGTCGCGGGCAAAGCCCTGGGTGGCCTGCTCGGCCCCTTTCCCACCATAGGTGCGGATGCGACGCCACTGTCTCGAGTATTGGTCCACGCCAAAATAGGAGATGCCGTCTTCGTCCACACGTGGGTTGAGGTAGCACAGGTAGCGACCGCTGGGCAACCGGACGCGCAGCCACGCACCATCCCGGCGAACCTTGAGGTGCCGGCCCGCGCCGTAAACCACACCTGGGTTCTGAATCGCCTCGCGCATTGCGTCGTCGATGGCCTTCCACAGCGCAACGGTGGCGGGATGAGCTTCGCGCCAGCTCAGCACCAGGACCTCGCACGCGACCCACACGCGATCGCTCAAACCGTGGGTGCTCTTGCGCTGCTTCTTGAACCACGCAAGCATGTCCTGGGCACGTTCGATCATCTCGACCGACGCGGTAGCCCACACCGATTCCGCGAGCTCGTCGAGGTCCATGCCGTAGACCGCGGCGAACGTGATGAAGGCGGCAACGCCACCGCCGTAGCCCAGGCCAAGCTCCATGACCTTGCCGATTTGCCGCTGCGACTTTCCCACCTCGCTCGGATCGATGTTGAAGGCCCGCGCGTAGGCCGCCACGTACAGGTCAGGGCCAGCGCGCAGCGCCTTGCCATTGTCGTCGTAGCCGGTGATGGTGTCGTAGTCCTTGAAGGCTTTGAGCTTCCAGTCTTCGTTGCCCAGAAAGGCCAGCCCGCGGCCTTCGATGTTGGCCAGGTCGGCCACACACAGCTTGCGGCCAGGTGGTGCCACGATGCAGCCCCGCACGAGGTTCGCGGTCAGCCCGATGATGTTGTTGAACGTCACGTCGACGAAACCACCCTTCAGTGCCGCCACGCCCTGGTCCAGATACTCAGGGAGGAAGTGCTCGGCGTCTTTGCGGGCGACATCGAAGTGCGCGGCCACGAGGTCCAAGTCAGGCCTTGGCTGGTTACCCGGCTGGAATCCGCGGTGTGCCCATCGGCCTGTACGAGATGCCCCACAGAACTGCGAGGTGTTCCTCATGCGACCGTCCGCACTCGTCATGTTCAATGCGGCCTTGTACTTCGCGGTACTGGTCTTCGTGGCCTCCAGGCGCAGCGACAGCAGCAGCTTCACGCCCTCGGGCAGCTCGGGGTCCTCCATCCGCCGGCGCAGGGTGTCGGCGCGCATGTCGGGCAACTCGACGCCGTACTCGGCCAGGATGAACGTGAGCAGCTGGTCGCGCTTGGAGGGCGAGGACACCAGGCCGTCGGTCGCTTCCTGGGTCTCCTTCTTCAGCCGCGCCTGCTCCACGGCCACCGCGTCGATTGCAGCACGTGCCAGGTCCAGGTCCACAGCGAACCCGCGATCGTTGATGCGCTGGTCCAGATGCCACAGAGCAAGCTCGTCGTGGCCATCACGCATGTTCCAAGAAGGAAGCCGCTGATCACAAGCACGCATAGCCACAATATCTTGAGCAGAGTAGGCCAAAAACTCCCCCCACTCTTCCGGGTGCGTTTCACGGGTGGCCCTCCGTAGCTTGCGGCCCTTCGGTTGCAACTTGCAAAACAGCTGGATGAGATCGCGGCCGCGCTTGTCCTTGGCCTTGTCGTCTTCGAGGCCGAGCACCGCGCCCACCTTGTCGAGGCCACCTGGCAGGCCGTGGGCCAGGGCCTTCACCATGGTGTCGCGCCAGCGCTCCACCGGCACGTCGACGCCCCAGCAGCGCCGCAACAACGTGCGGTCGAATGCCGAGTTATGAGCCACGACATGGACTCGGGGGTCGGCCAGCAAGTCGCGCAGTTCGTGGGCTGGGGGGTAGTGGCGCCAGTACTCTTCGGTGCAGTCGATGACAACCGGTTCGCCGTCGTCGATCGCGTACTGCGCCACGATGATCTCGGTGCTCTCGTGCTCTGCGTACCGATGCGTGCTGTGCGCCTTGAGGTCGCACTCGCTGAAGGTCTCGCAGTCAAACCAGAGCGTTCTCATGTTCGTGTGTAGGCCCGTTCCCGAGCATCAGCTGCCAATCTAGTTACCCGCCAGCAGCAGGAATCTCAACGCGCGGAGGTGGTCATTTCCCCCGGGGCACCTCGGTGCACGTCTATGCTCGGGCTTCGTCCCTCGTGGGCCTGGGCGAAGGTGTGAAATGCTGGCGCCCCTGTATTCGGAGCAGAGACGGGGCGGCACCGCCGCCCCGAAACCGTCAGGCGAAGTCCTCGGCGCCCGCGCCCTCGGTGACTTCCTCGAACTCGTCCGAGTCCGCCGGGCGGCCGGCGGCGAAGGCATCGCCGTCGCGCAGGAACTGCACCCCGCGCAGCTGAGCCGAGAGGCCCACGCCCTGCTGGTTGTACATGAAGAAGTCGATGGAGGCGTTGACGTAGCAGCCGGCGTACGGCTTGCCATCGTTCGGGCCCAGCGGGCTCTTGAGACCGTCGATCACCAGCGGACGCACGTCACTCTTGGCCGACAGGGCCATCATTCCGGCGTAGCCATCGTAGGACTTGTTGTCGCCGTCCTGCCAGCAGAACTTGTTCGCGTTGGTGGCGGTGGCCGCGATGAACTTCTTGGCCTTGGCCTGGTCGCCCTTGAAGTAGTCGGTGACCACGCGCAGGATCACGGCGTCGACCTTCTTGCGCAGGTCGCTGTCCTGGGGCACCAGCAGGGTGGCCTTGAACTTGGGCTTGTCGCCCGGCTTGAAGGCCTCGGCCTCGAACAGGGCCGGGAACGAGAGACGGACGTTGGGCAGCGAGATGCGGCCCACAGGGGTTGCTTGGGTCATGGTGTTGGCCCTCCTTAGGCCAGGTCGTTGAAGTCGGGTTCGGCCGTCACGGTGTCGAACTCATCCACCACCGGTGTGACGGCCAGGGCCGGGCGGGGATCGGAAAGAGGTGCGACGTGCTTCTTGGCAGGCGCGCGGGTGATATGGGTCTGCAGCTGCTGCCACTGGCGCGGGCCCAGCGGCGTCTTCGGCGCGGCCTCTCCTTTCTTCAGCTTCTTGGGCGGCGCGAGCTTCTCGGCACTGGTCGGGCTGATGAGCTTGAAGTCGTACATCTCCTCCTGCTTCAGGCGCATCGTCTTGAGCAGCGCCTCGACTGCCTTCTCGTCGGTCCACGCGCGGTTGCCCTGCTTGCCCTCGACCAGCTTGAAGCCGGGCACGGTCTCGCCGGCCAGCATGCGGCGCTCGGTCTCGGCGCGCACGGCCTTGCACCAGTCCTCGATCAGGTCGACCTTGCCCAGGCATGCGGCGAGCCATTCGTTGGCGAAGGCGTTGGGCTCGATGACCAGCGTCTCGGCTGCGAACTCGTCAGGCGATGCGGTGCTGTCGCTGCGCCCATAGATCGTGTCGTGCACCTCCTCGCGCAGCGCCGGGCACGTGGCCTTCGCGCGGCAGAACTTGCACGACTTCTCGTTGGGGCGCAGGTACTCGGCCAGTTCCTCGTGACGCAGCTCGGCGTCTTGGCACACCTGCACCGCCTGGCGCGCTTCGCTCGCGGCCCACTGCTCGAGCTCGGCCACGCTGAGGTCGTACTCGCTGGGCTTCACCGTCACGCGCGGCTGGCTGATGACCAGGCGCACGCGCTGGAAGTCGCCGAACTCCTTGAACTCGGCCAGCGCGCCCAGGCCGTACAGCGCCAGCTGCGGGTTGGGCTTGCGCACGCCGGCCGTGATGTCGCCGTTGACGTAGGCCGCGTCCACGTAGACGATGCTGCCGGCGCCGAGCTTGACATCCTCGCCCGCGCTCACCTCCACGCCCATGCCGTACTTGAAGTCGATGACGATGATCTCGCCGTCGAGCATCAGCACGGCCACGTCGAGCGTGCCCCAGGCGTCGGTCTCGGGCACGCCGAGGTAGCGGCTGTAGTTCACCTTGCGATCGACCAGGATGACGCCGTGCTCGCCGGCCACGTCGTGCACGTAGTCGAGGCACACCTGGACGTGGCGGGCCATGTCGTCGGTGACGTCGAACGTGAAGCCGTCGGTCTTGATCACGCGGCCGATGTAGGCGCTGGCCGGGCGGTCGTCTTGCAGCGCCCAGGTCAGCACCTGATGCGCCGCCGTGCCCTCGGCCGCGTAGCTGCTCGTGCGGTCGGGCAGGCCCTGTTCGAGCACGCGCTTGCCCGGGCACAGCATGATGGCCTCGAACCCGGAGGCAGGCCAGGAGCTGTGTGCTTCAGGCATCGCGCGCCTCCCGTGCGGCGAGCATCGCGTCGGCCAGTTGGTAGCACTCGCCGGCGAACTTGCCGTAGTTGGACGGCTGCATGTGGACGCGATAGCTGATCATCGCGACCATGGCGTCGCGTGCGATCTCGTCGCGGGCGGTGGCGGTCACTTCCTGCACGGCGAGGCGGGTGTGCTCCGCGAGCCAGTGCTTCGCCTTCGCGCGGTCCATCTCGCCGGCCAGGAGCATCGCCAGGATGTCGTCGATGGTGGGGATCACGAGGCGCCTCCCGTCAGCTCACGCACGCCGGCATGCGCGCGGCGCAGCGCCTTCAGCTGCTTCAGGAACTGGCGCCGGCCGAGACCTGCCACCAGGTCGCGACGCTCGCGGCGCTTCTGGTCGGTACGGTGCTGGCCCAGCCACCAGTGCACCCAATTCGGGGGCGGCAGGCCGGGAAGCGGGATGTACGGTGCCTGCTTCGGGCCTTCGGTCGCGATCCGCACCACGGCCTGGCTGCGGGCGCGGCGCTGGCGGTAGGCGGCCATGGGCTCACCAGGCAGTCGCTCGGGGGTGTGCAGCCCGGCCATCACGCGGGCACCTCCAGCTCGGCCAGCTTCTCCTGCACGGCGGCCAGGGCGGCGCGGCGCTTGCCTTCGGGCAGGTCCTTCATCGACTTCACGCCGAACTGCGCGTTGACGGCACCGGCGGCTTCGCGGCTGACGGCGGCCAGCTTGAACACGGCCTTCTGCAGCACCTCGTAGGCCAGGGGCTCGTCAGCTGCCGGCTGGGAGGGTGCATCGTCCTTCGGCTTGGCAGATGCCGAGTCGGCGGCAGGGGTGGCAGCGGACGAAGCCGCCTGGGGCTTGTCCGCCGCGGGCGGGGGGCTGGCGGGCTTCTCCTTCGGGGCGGGCGCCTTCGCGACGCTCGCATGCTGGATGTCCACCTCGGGCAGGCTGCGCAAGGCGGCCACGGCCTTGTCGATGCTGTCGAAGGTCAGGGTTACTTGGATCACAGTGGGGCTCCTGGTGGGGGTTGAACTAGCAGGGAAGTTTACTTTAGCATCTGCTAAAGCGTTGGGCAAATGAAGATTTCGGGGTCGACCCACAGCACGCCGACATGGCGCACCGTACGGTCGGGCTGGATTTCGACGACGTGCAGGCCTGCGCGGACAATGCCATACCACACCAATCCATCGCGGTACTTCAGACCTGTCAACACAGCATTCAGGCTGATCGGAGGATTGCTCTTGCCGTCATGCTCGATCCACTCCCCGGCCTGCGTGGCTGGCTTGGAGGGTGGGGCGGCTTCGGGTGATGCGCGCTCAGTGCATGTGGCCCCGCTTCCCGGCACCGTGGCCGCCCCATTGAACTTGTCTAGAAGCGAATCCAGCCGGGCCAGTTTCGTCATCGCACCCGTATCGAGGCGATCCTTCTCCCGATCCGCTTGCTCTTGCTCAGGAGTGCGACGCTCTCCCTCCACCTTCTCTGCCTTCGATGTCGGGGGACTGTCGTTCAGGAGGAGGGCGAGGGGAGGCCAGCCGGGGGTGAAGTGGGTCATGTCAGTTCTCCTCTTCTTCGTTCAGTTGTTTGGCCCAAGCTTTGAAGTCTTTGGGGTCACCGTCGAACGTCTTGCCGTAGCCTTCGCACACGAAGCGGATGCTGTTGACGCAGTAGTTTTCATCCTTCGAGAGCCGGATTTCGTAGTTGTATTCCTCGCGCTGGTCTTCCCGGCCGGTGATGTACCAGAGGCCCGCTTTGTCCTTGAGATGCGCGACCAGTTGGGCAGCAAAACACTGCGGCCCGTTGAAAACCTTGCTGTCCCCTCCGATGCCATTCACGAACGGGCGCGACACCATGAACTCGGCAAGCTGCTCGCCGACGCCTTCGGGGTAGCCATCGAACTGGCAGTACAGAGCAAGCAGCATGTGCTCGCCGTCATAGATGCGGGTGGTAGAACGGGTTCCCATCTCATTCCTCGTCAGTTGCTTCGTAAGCCGCTCAGCGGGCGGGTCAGTCGCTGTAGCTGCTGCTGCTCGAACTGCTGCTGTCGCTGGAGTAGCTGGACGACGAGTCGTAGGACGAGCTGCTGTCGTAGCTCGGGCTCGGCGACGGGCTGGGCGATTCCCACGACCCCGACGCGCCAGCGCCGCCGAAGTCGCCGCCACCACCGGAGGAGAACGAGGGAGCCGGGCACGGCGGCTCGTATCGGTGGGACTGCATGCTGTTCATGAGCATGGCTGCCATCACCATGTCGGTGCCGCTGGTCTCGGTGCGCGTGGTCGAGACGGGCGGCGGCACGACGTAGCTCGCGGGGCTGGGAGCCGGCGAGGCTGCCGCGAAGTGGCGGACCGGAGCCGAGTACAGCTGCGCTCGCTGGCGGATGCTTTCCTGCCTCCGCGCTTGCCGCGCCTTGTCCATGATCTCGTCCAACTCCTTGAGCTTCCGCGCGTTGCGTTCGCGGTCACGGCGAACAGACGGGATCAGGTTCGTGATGTAGGTCCACAGGCTCATGTCGTTCTCCTTGAGGTTGTCAGGGGGCGGCGGGGTGTGTCACTTCGGCCGGCGCCCCAGCGCATGCAGCACCAGCGCGATGAGGTAGCCGAGGATGTCGATCAGGGCGTCGAACAGGCGGGCGATCACGACTGGCTCCCGGTAGCCTTGGCGATGGCGGAGAGCTGGCGGATCACCTCGACTGCGTGGCGCAGCGTCTCCTTGGAGACTTCTGCATGGTTCGCCCACATGGGGTCGTCAGCACAGTCGTTCAGCGTATCGACGAGCGAGTCAACGGTGCCCACCAGCGAGAACCTGAAAAGCGCGGCGTATGCATCGGCTTCGGTCTCAAAGATGCGCATCGGGTGGGCGCCGTCATTCGTGGCGACCCCGTTCGGAAGCATCCAGCAGCCATGCGCCGGATCATCTCGGAACATGACAAACCCGTGCAATTGCGGGCGAACTGACCATTGCGGCCCCGGCGTGTGCTTCGTCGTGCTCATGTTCATCACCTCACGTTTGCGATTCGGTAAAGACACTTTAGCACGTGCTAAAGATGCGTGCGAAAGAAAAGGCTAGGGGTTTACCCTAACCTTGCGGGTCAGTTCCCGCCCAGGAGCTTGACTAGGCGCTGCACGTACGGCTGGTCGAGCTTGCTGGTGAGCTGCTGGTGCTCGTAGACCAGCGTCACCATCTCAGCGAACGCGTCGGCGCCTGGGTTCACCTGGGCCTCACGCACGGCCGTCACCACGGCGCGCACGCTCTCACGCAGCTGGTTCTCGTCCGGGGGACGTACAGGCGGGCCCTGCACCTTCACCGCGGGCTTGGCCGCCGGCTTCGCAGCACCGTGGTCCTCGCTGATCCAGCCGTCGGGCAGCTGCAGCTTCTGCTCGATCTCTTCGGCCACCTTCTCGCTGATCTTGCGAGAGGGCCGAGGCCCTGCCACCTGGGACAGGAACGATCCGTTGGAGTGCCCCAGCTTGAGCGCCAGGGAGGTGGGTCCGCCGAACTGGCGGATCAGGGCCCGCAGGTTCGCGAGCCTGATTTCGTAGAGGGTGGATGTCGGCACGATGCCGGGGAGGGTAGCGAGGAGCATGGTGGTTTAGCAAATTGGTAAGAAAACTACGCATAGAGCTAATTGTGTGCCTGAGTGACTACCCACGTAACCACGCATCCTAGGGGGCTCATCCAGGTAAACCCTACAGTAAACATTGCCTTCAGCAGGTAAGCGCGACTTGCCTCAATTCTTTAGCAACTAGTAAAGTGAGGTCCTCTGTTATCCGAACGACATTCCCATGCCCGACAAGCTCTCCGTCTTCAAGCTGTTCATGCAAGCGGCCACCACCGAGGAGCAGAAGCTCCTCGCACACCGCGTGGGCACGAGTCACAGCTACCTCTACCACATTGCCGGCGGCTTCCGTGAGCCCCGGCCCGAGCTCGCTGCGGCGCTCGAGCGCGAGACCGCGGCCATGCACAAGGCCAGCAAGGGGCGCCTGCCCAAGGTGTACCGCACCGACCTCGTGAAGGCGTGCGCGCAGTGCTCCTTCGCGCAGAAGTGCCTGGGCGCCGCCGCGGTGCGCGCGGACTTCCCGGTGGTAACCGCCGCGGACGTGGCGGGCGAGGAGAGCGAGGGGTGAGCGCACGAGACCTCCCCCAGGTGCAGCTGCTGCAAGGTGACTGCCGTCAGGTGCTTGCGGCCCTGGCAGAGGGAAGCGTCGACGCCATCGTCACCGACCCGCCGTACGAACTTGGGTTCATGGGCAAGGGCTGGGACAAATCGGGCGTCGCGAACGACCCTGAGACGTGGTGCCAGGCACTGCGCGTGCTCAAGCCCGGCGGCCACCTGCTCGCGTTCAGCGGCACGCGCACCTACCACCGCATGGTGTGCGCGATCGAGGACGCCGGGTTCGAGGTCCGCGATCAAATCGGCTGGGTCTACGGGAGTGGCTTTCCGAAGTCGCTCGACGTGAGCAAGGTGATCGACAAAGCCCTCGGCGCGGAGCGTGAGCAGGTAGCGCCGAAGAGCGTGATCGGTCACCAGCGGAACATCGGCAATCGTCGCCCCTACATGGACGACCCGAACCACACCACAGACAGCGACGAGCCGGCGAGCGAGCAGGCGGCGCAGTGGCAAGGCTGGGGCACCGCGCTCAAACCCGCATGGGAGCCCATCGTCGTCGCGCGCAAGCCGCTGATCGGCACCGTGGCGGCCAACGTGCTGGCCCACGGCACGGGCGCGCTGAACATCGACGGGTGCCGGGTGCCGGCCGAGAAGGCGACCGGCTGGGGCGGTGGTGGTAGTGCGCTCTACGAAGGCGGACTGTCACGTGAGGGTGGCGAAGCGCGACTACAAGACGCCGGCCGCTGGCCCGCCAACATCATTCACGATGGTAGCGACGAGGTGCTGGCGGCTTTCCCGCAGGCGCCGGGCCAACTGGCCAAGGCGAGCACCAGCGACACGCAGCGCGGCGGCCAGAACGTCTACGGCGTGATGGCCAGGGGGTCGAACGGTGCCGAGCCGCGCGGCGACACCGGCAGCGCCGCCCGCTTCTTCTACTGCGCCAAGGCCAGCAAGAAAGACCGCGGCGAGGGCAACAACCACCCCACGGTGAAGCCCACCGAGCTCATGCGCTACCTGTGCCGCCTGGTCACGCCGCCCGGCGGCCTGATCCTCGACCCGTTCATGGGCTCGGGCAGCACCGGCCGCGCCGCTGTGCTCGAAGGCTTCCGGGTCATCGGCTGCGAGCAGTCGCCCGAGTACCTGGCGCTTGCGGAGGCACGCATCAACTCGGCCCTCTTCGGCGACCTCGCATGACAGCAGTGACCGACATCACCCCCATCGCCCATATCACGTGCCCCAGCGCCCTGCGCGACCTGCCAGGGTGGGTCATCTGGCGCTTCGAGCCGAACGGGGACAAGAAACCCCGAAAGGTGCCGTTCTACACGAACGGTGGCCGGCGCCACGGTGACCACGGCTCAAGGGAAGACCGGGCCCAGCTCACCACCTTCGACGCAGCGCGCGCCGCGGCCGCCCGGCGCAAGTTCGACGGCATCGGCCTGGCCCTGCTGCCCGAGTTCAACCTGGTGGCTCTCGACTTCGACGACTGCATCGCCCAGGGCCGCATCCACCCCGAGGTCCTCGAGCTCCTCTCCGACACCTACGCCGAGCGGTCTCCGTCGGGCAACGGCATCCGCGCCTTCTTCCAGGGGCAGCTCGGCAACCGCAAGTCGCACAAGGCGAAGGGGTTCGAGTACGGCGTCGAAACCTTCAGCACCAACGGCTTCGTCACCTTCACCGGCCAGGTGCTCGACATCGTGGAGCTCATGGGCAACATCGACACGGTGGCGCCCATCAACACGGAGGTCACGGACCTCATGCGCCGGCGCTTCAAGCGCGAGCTGGAGGCCCAGGCGCAGGGCGTGCAGAACCTGGACGTGCTCGGCCTCACGAGCCACGACATCGGTCGCTGCCTCACGGCCTTGCCGCCCGACCTCGACTACGACACGTGGCTCATGGTCGGCATGGCCATCCACCACGAGACCAGTGGCACGGGCTTCGACATGTGGGACACCTGGAGCCAGGCCTCGTCCAAGTACAGCACGCGTGAGTACAACCTCGAGCGCTGGAACAGCTTCGGCAAGTCCGCCTCAGGCCCGACCGTCACCGCACGGTCCCTGGTGCACCTGGCCAACGAACACGGCGCGGGCTTCCAGACCAACGGCCCGGCCAGTGCCGAGGAGTTCGACGAGGTGGCCCAGGAGGTCGCTCAGGCGCAGGAGGGCGCACCGGCCAAGCCCAACCGCTTCACGCCGCTCAGCCTGCTCGACTTCACCAGCCAGCCAGCGCCCGAGTGGATCATCAAGGGCGTGCTGCCGAAGGCGGCGCTGGTGGTGCTCTACGGCGAGTCGGGCAGCGGCAAGTCCTTCGTGGCGTTGGACATGGCCATGGCCATCGCCCGGGGCATCGCGTGGCGCGATCGTCGCGTGTGCCAGGGTAGGGTGGTCTACATTGCCGCCGAGGGCGCTGGGGGCTTTCGCAACCGCTGCGTGGCCTACCTCAACCAGCACTGCCCCGACGGGTTCGACATCCCGCTTGAGATCATCCCCGACGCGCCGAACCTCTTGATGAAGGACGAGGCGCTGCAGGTCGCCCGCGGCATCGGCAAGGCCGACGTGGTGGTGGTCGACACCTTCGCCCAGGTGACCCCCGGCGGCAACGAGAACGCGGGCGAGGACGTCGGCAAGGCGCTGGCCCACTGCAAGGGAATCCACCGTGCCACGGGCGCTGTGGTGCTGCTGGTGCACCACTCAGGCAAGGATGCCAGCAAGGGCGCGCGGGGCTGGTCAGGCCTGCGTGCAGCGGCCGATGCCGAGCTCGAGGTGTCCAAGAGCCCAGGCGGGCGGATGCTGCGCACCACCAAGCAGAAGGATGGAGCGGACGACCTCGCCTGGGGCTTCGGCCTGGACGAGGTGAGCATCGGCATGGACAGCGACGGCGAGGTCATGACCAGCATGGTGGTGGTCGAGAAGGAGCTGCCCACGGCCAGGGTGCTGAAGCCGATGGGGGCGGTTGAAACGCTGGTCAACGCCGTGATCCAGGAGATGGCCAAGGCGCAGACCTCGGGCATCGAGGTTGCGGCCATCGTCACCGAGGCGGTCAAGAAGCTGGACCCTCCCGAGGACGGTAAGCGAGACACCCGGAAGCAACGAGTGCGTCGGGCCATCGAGACGCTTTGCAGTCCCTCTGACGACACGCCGTATTGGCTGCACGACGACGGGACCATCGAGATCATTTGAAGGATGAAGGCATGGAACGCATAACCGTAGAAACGCACCGGCCCAGTCGTCAGCGCCTGGCCGGCGTGTATGGGCTCGTTGACCCCAATGAGCCGGAGCGCGTGCGCTACGTTGGGTCGTCGCAGCATCTGGTGAAACGTCTGTACGACCACGCTTCGGGCTACGTCCCAAGGGCGCTGGACGGCCCGAAGCGCGCGTGGCTGGCGGAGCTGAAGCGTGCCGGGCGCCGGCCGGAGATGGTCGTGCTGCAGCGCTTGGCTAGCGGAAAGGCCACCCCGGAAACTCACGCCGCGGAGCGGGAGTGGATCAGGAAGCTCAACGCGATCGGGCAGGCTGATTTGAATGCGGTGCTTCGATCCGAACGCTATGAAGTGCTTTTGTTGCGTGAGCAAGTAAAAAACTGCATGCAAGAAATTGCGCGCTTAGAAGCTGAACTGGCTGCAACGCGCAACGACTGTGCAACGTTGCATCAAAAGTTGCGTTGCGCAGCTCCTCAACCTGCAACGCAACGCAACGGGGGTATAGAACCCGTTGCGCGTGTTGCAGGGGAGCGGGGGTCATCGGGCGTCAATCTGCAAGATTTCGCATGAAAGGGCCTTCGGCATGGTGAGCATGAACCAACGCAAGCGCCTGGTCGCCGTCAACGCGAAGGGCTACCGCCTGGGCGAAGACCACCACCGCGCCAAGCTGACCAACCACGACATCGACCTGATCCTGGACCTGATGGAGGCACGGGACCTGCTGCTGGTCGAGTACCAGAAGGTGGGCCTGGGCAAGCACGCGATCCAGATGGCCCTGAGCAAGGCCCAGCTGAGCGAGCGCTGGATCGCCGCCAAGTTCGAGATCAGTCGTCGCACGGTGCGCGACATCTACAGCGGCAAGATTCGCGGCCAGGCCGCCGACGACTGGCGGGCGGATAAGCGCCGACAGCCCCTTTAGCATTTGGTCATGGCGAACCATCACTTCCCCTGGCACGAGGCTTTCCTGGCGGCGCTGCGCAGCATGCCGGTGGTGCAGCACGCCTGCGACGCCGTGGGCATCCAACGCAGCACCGCCTACCGGGCGCGCGAGGCCGACGAGGCGTTCGCCCAGGCCTGGGATGACGCCATGGAGGCGGGCATCGACCGTGCCGAGCAGGAAGCCCTTCGCCGTGGCATGGTGGGCTTCGAGGAGCCTGTGGTGTACCAGGGCCAGCTCACGCCTGTGTGGAAGCGCGACGATGAGGGCAACGTGGTGATGCGCAAACGCGAGCGCACGGTGCACGACCCGGTGAAGGGCGAGCAGACGTTCACCGAGCAGGTGCCTGTGCAGCAGACCGATGAGCAGGGCCGACCGGTGTGGCTCACCGTGCGCAAGCACAGCGACGCGCTGCTGGCGCTGGTCCTCAAGGCCCGGCGCAAGGCCTACAGCACCGAGCGCACCGAGCACGTCAGCCCCGACGGCAGCATGAGCCCGCTGGCCAACGAGACCGACCGCAGCGCTCGAGCTGCGCAGCTGTTGGCTGCAGCGCGTGAGCGCCGCGAGGCCCAGGGCGACGACTTCTCCGACTTGGCATGACCCCCAAGGAGATCGCCGAGCTCCTGCCCTACATGACCGAGGAGGAGCGCAAGGAGTTCGACGCGCTCATCGCTCGCGACATCACCGACGTGCCCTGGCGTGCACTGCCTGGGCCGCAGCTGATGGCCTACGAGAGCGAGGCCGACATCGTGGGCTACGGTGGCGCGGCCGGGGGCGGCAAGACGGACCTGATCGCAGGCCTGTGCCTCACCAAGCACGAGCGCGCGCTCGTCGTGCGTCGCGAGAAGGCGCAGACCGAGGGCGTGATCCAGCGCCTGGGCGAAATCCTTGGTGACACCGACGGCTTCAACTCGCAGAAGAGCATCTGGCGCATCCCCGGCGGCGCGCTCACCGAGTTCGCCGGCCTGGACAACCCCGGCGACGAGCGCCGGTGGCAGGGCCGCCCGCACGACCTCAAGGCGTTCGACGAGGTGACCGAGCAGCGCGAGCACCAGGTGCGCTTCGTGATGGGCTGGAACCGCTCGAACAAGGCGCACCTCAAGGGCAAGGTGCTCATGACGTTCAACCCGCCGACCACGAGCGAGGGGCGATGGGTGATCGACTTCTTCGGGCCGTGGATCGACAAGAAGCATGCGCTCTACCCCACGCCGCCGGGCACGCTGCGCTGGTGCGCGATGCTGCCCACCGAGAACGGCACGAGCCGCGACGTGTGGGTGGAGGATGGGCGCAAGTTCGTGCTGAAGGACGGCAAGCCCTGCTACGAGTTCGACCCCGCCGACTACGGTGACGAGGACATCATCCAGCCCAAGTCGCGCACCTTCATCCCCGCGCGCTTGACCGACAACCCCTACTACATGGCGAGCGGGTACATGAGCACTCTGCAGGCACTCCCTGAGCCTCTGCGGTCGCAGATGCTGTACGGCGACTTCCAGGCGGGCATCGGCGACGACCCCTGGCAGGTGATCCCCACCGCATGGGTCGAGGCTGCGCAAGCCCGCTGGAAACCGCGCTCGCCACGCGGCGAGATGCTCGCCATGGGCTGCGACGTGGCGCGCGGGGGCAAGGACAACACGACCATCGCCACACGCCACAAGACCGAGACCACCGACAAGTGGTTCGACAAGCTCGAGGCCGGCAAGACCTTCCTGCAAGGCACCGAGACACCGGACGGGCCGAAGGTGGCGGGCTACATCGTCGCTGCGCGGCGCGACGACGCGCCGGTGCTCATCGACGTGATCGGCGTGGGCGCGTCACCCTACGACGTGCTCAACGGCCTGGGCGTGCAGGTGCTGGGCATCAACGTGGCCGAGAAGGCGCAGGGCCTGGACAAGTCGGGCCGGCTGCACTTCTTCAACCTGCGCAGCGAGCTCTGGTGGCGCATGCGCGAGACGCTCGACCCAGCGAACGACACCGGTGTCGCGCTGCCACCGGACCCCGAGCTCACCAAGGAGCTGTGCATGCCGAAGTGGGAACTGTCGGGCATGACGGTGAAGGTCGAGAGCCGCGAGGACATCGTGAAGCGCCTGGGCCGATCGCCTGACCGCGCGACGGCCTACGTGCTGGCCAACATCAGCGTGCCCAAGCTGAAGGCGCTGCAGGCCGCGCACTCCCGCATGGAGGTCGTGAACTACGACCCCATGGCGCACGCACGCCAGGACTACGGCTCCTCGCTCGACTACGACCCGATGGGCCGCCTGTGAGGGCGGGCGGATAAGCCGGAGTCGGCCTTTTAGCCTTTGCTCTGCGCGTCAGTATCGGCGCGAGGAGCGACACAGTGTGCCTCAGCAAGCCCAACATCCCCGACCCGGTTGTGCCCCCGCCTGTGCAGGCGAGCAAGACCCCCGAGCTCAACAGCTTCAGCCGCGACCGCAAGCGCGTAACGAACGGCAGCACGTTGCTCACGAGCTCGACCGGCGTGGGCACCGGCTCGACGAACACCGGTTCCACGACGCTGCTGGGAGGCTGACATGGTGAACCTCAAGTCGGACCCCAAGCCCAGCAAGGAAAGCACGCTGTGCGCACCGTGCTACGAGGAGCCGGCCTACCCCTACGGCCTGCAGATCACCCTTTGCGACGAGACGCTGCGCAAGCTGTCGATGACCGACCTGCCGAAGGTGGGCACCGTCATCACCTTCACCGCGCAGGCCACCGTGACGTCGATCAGCTCCTACGAGACCGCCGACATGAACGAGCCGGGTGAGGCGGGTGAACACCAGGAGCGCACCGTCGCCCTGCAGATCACCGACATGGACATGGCGAAGCCGAGCGCCAGCGCGGCCGATCGCATGTACGGGAGCTGACCATGTGCGTCGGCAAGACCGTCGACAACGCGCTGGGCAAGGCCGCGCAGCCCTTCGCGCCCGGCAAGCTCAAGAACTACGTGCCAACCCTGGGCGAGTCCGCGGACCCGCACTACTTCCGCACGAACGAAAAGGCCGATGCGCGCCACGAGGAGCTCGGTGTCGGTCAGCCCGACATCCCGGACCCGGTGACGCCGCCTGACATGCAAGAGGCGAAGGCGCCCGACTCCACGCTGCTCACGCGCAACCGCAAGGCCTACGGCAAGAACGCAGGCGGCACGCTGCTCACCGGCCCCTCGGGCGTGAGCCGCGTGTCCACCGCATTCGGCAGCACGCTGCTCGGGGGCTGAGCATGGTCGACCAGCTCTCCCCGAAGCAGCTCAAGCTGCTGCGCAAGCAAAGCCTGTTCAACGAGCGCAGCAGCTGGATCATGCAGTGGCAGGACATCAGCCGCTACCAGCAGCCGCAGATGGGCCGGTTCCTGATGAGCGACCGCAACAAGGGCGGCAGTCGCTACAACAACATCTACGACAACACGGCGCTGTTCGCATCGCGCACGCTGGCCGCCGGGATGATGTCGGGCATGACGAGCCCGGCGCGCCCGTGGTTCCGTCTCACGCTCACCGACACCGACCTGCGCGAGTTCGGCCCGGTCAAGACCTGGCTGCACCGCACCGGTGTGTTGCTGCGCGAGGTGTTCGCTCGCTCGAACACCTACCGCGCGCTGCACGCCGGTTACCAGGAGCTGGGCCTCTTCGGCACCTGGGCCGATGCGGTGCTGCCCGACTTCCAGAACGTGATGCACCACTACCCGATGACCATCGGGGAGTACGCCATCGGCACCGACCATCGTGGCGCGGCCAACACACTGGCGCGCGAGTACGAGATGACGGTGGGCGCCATCGCAGCGCAGTGGGGCACCTCGACCATGAGCGCAACGGTCAAGAACGCGTTCGACCGCAACCAGCTGGACCAGTGGGTGCCCATCATCCACGTCGTCGAGCCGAACAAGAACCGCGATCCGCGCAAGCGCGACAACCACAACATGGCCTACAGCTCCTGCTACTTCGAGGCAGGACAGACGGGCGACGGCTTCCTGAGCGAGTCGGGGTTCAAGCGCTTCAACGTGCTGGCGCCGCGCTGGATGGTGACCGGCCAGGACATCTACGGCACGAGCCCGGGCATGGAAGCGCTCGGTGACGTGAAGCAGCTGCAGCACCAGCAGCTGCGCAAGTCGCAGGGCATCGACTACCAGACCAACCCGCCCATCCAGGTGCCCACGGCGTACAAGGACGCTGCGAAGAACCGCCTGCCCGGCGGTGTGATGTACGTCGACACGAACGCGCCGACCGGCGGCGTGCGCACGGCCTACGAGGTGCCGCTGCGCCTGGACTACCTGCTGGCCGACATCCAGGACGTGCGCGAGCGCATCCGCAGTGCCTACTACGCCGACCTCTTCCTCATGCTGGCCAACATGCCCGACAACGGGAAGATGACGGCCACCGAGGTTGCCGAGCGCCACGAGGAGAAGCTGCTCATGCTGGGCCCGGTGCTCGAGCGCCTGCACAACGAGCTGCTGTCCCCGTTGATTGACATGACGTTCGACTACTGCGCCGAGGCCGGCATCCTGCCGCCCACGCCGCCGGAGCTGGGGGGCATCGACCTCAACATCGAGTTCGTGAGCACACTCGCGCAAGCGCAGCGCGCCGTGGCCGCGCAGGGCATGGACCGCCTGCTGGGCACGATCACCTCGCTGGTTCAGGTGTTCCCCGGCGCGCCCGACAAGATCGACATCGACCAGGCGATCGACGACTTCGGCGAGGCCTACGGCGTCAACCCCGAGATCATCCGTTCGGACGACCAGGTGGCGGAGCTGCGCGAAGCCAACGCGCAGAAGCAGCAGCTCGCACAGCAGGCCGGCGCCGCGCAGCCCATGGCCGACGCCGTGAAGACGGTGAGCGAGATCGACGCGGACAACCTCCAGAACGTGATGAGCAACTTCTCCGGCTACACGCAGTAGCCGGGTGCGGGCGTTTAAGCGGTGTAGCAATCGCAAAAATGGCCGCGTGAATCAAACCACGACCGATCCGACGGACTTGCACCAGCAACGGCTCGACGCCGAAGCCCGAGTGGCAGCGGAAGAGCTGGAGCGCAAGCAAGAGGCCGAGGACTGGAAGTGGCTGATGGCACACAAGGCGGGGCGCCGCCTGACGTGGAAGCTGTTGGCGGATTGCGGAGTGTTCCGCACGCCGTTCAACCACTCCGGGTCGATCACCGCCTTCAACTGCGGACGGCATGCCGTCGGGCTGGAGCTGCTGGGGTCGGTCATGGAACACGTACCGGACGCCCTCCACGTGATGCAGAAGGAGCACACCAAATGAGCGACGGCGCAAACCCCGCAGACACCAGCGCAGGGGCGGGCCCACAAGGTGGTGCTGATGGCGGAAACGCCGGAGGCGAGGGCACCCAGCCGAACACCCAGGGGCAACCCAACGGTGGGACGCAACCGAACACGCAGCAGGCCACGCAAGAGGTCGTCTACGAGTTCAAGACGCCCGATGGCATCGAGCTCGACAAGGCATCTGTCGACGAGTTCAAGGCCATCGCCAAGGACCTGAAGTTGCCCGCGGACGCGGCGCAGAAGGTGGTCGACCTCGCTGTCAAGCGCGAGGCCGCGAACCGGGAAGCGCACAAGACCATGGTCAAGGGATGGGCCGAGGAAGTGCAGAACGACAAGGAGCTGGGCGGCGACAAGCTGGACCAGACCCTGGCCACCTGCGCGAAGGCGATCAACCTGGGGCCGCCCGAGCTGAAGGAACTGCTCAACAACTCCGGGCTGGGCAACCACCCCGCAGTGGTGAAGTGGGCTTTCGCAATCGGCAAAGCACTGAGCGAGGACCGGTTCGTGGCCGCCCAAGGCGGCCAGACGAAGCCGCAGGGCGGCGCGGAAAACCGGCTTTACGACAAAACGCCCGCAACCGCGTAAAGGACACGCACCATGGCAACTCTCGGTTTGAACGGCAAGGTCACCCTGATGGACATCGCGCAAGCGATGGACCCGCAGGGCAAGATCGCCGACGTCGCGGAACTGCTCACGCAGTCCAATGAAATCCTGCTGGATATGCCCTGGTTCGAGGGCAACATGCCCACCGGCCACAAGGCCAGCGTGCGCACCGGCATCCCGTCGGCGGTGTGGCGCCAGTTCTACCAAGGCGTGCCGCCGGTCAAGACCCAGCGCGCCCAGGTGCTCGACACCTGCGCCATCCTCGAGAACCGCACCGAGGTGGACAAGGACGAGGCCGACCTCAACGGCAACGCCGCCGCCTTCCGCCTGAGCGAGGCCGCCGGCATCGTCGAGGGCATGAACCAGCAGATGGCCGCGGCGCTGTTCTACAGCGACACGAGCGCCAACCCTGAACGCATCCACGGCCTGGCCCCGCGCTTCTCTTCGCTGTCGACCGCCACCGCGGCCACCGCTGCGAACGTGATCAACGCGGGCGGCTCCGGCGCCGACAACTCCAGCATCTGGCTGGTGGGCTGGGGCAAGCTCAGCGCGCACGGCATCTACCCGAAGGGTTCGATGGCCGGCCTGCAGCACCATGACCTGGGCGTGATCGACGCCTTCGACTCGAACAACCAGCGCTTCCGCGCCTACGCGGACTGGTGGCAGTGGAAGTGCGGCCTGCACGTCAAGGACTGGCGCGGCATCGTGCGCATCGCCAATATCGACATCTCCAACCTCGTCACCGAGACCGGCGCCGCGGACCTGGTGAAGCTGATGATCCGTGCGATGGCGCGCGTTCCGGCGGCGCTGCGCGGCAGCAACTTCGTGTTCTACGCGAACCGCACCGTCAAGGAAATGCTCAGCATCCAGGCCCTGAACAAGAGCCAGAACGCGCTGAGCATCGTGGAGGCGGCCCGCCAGTTCGGCGGCGTCACGGTCTCCATGCCCGAGCTGCGTTTCTTCGGCTACCCCGTGCGCACTGTCGACCAGCTGCTCACGACCGAAGCCGTGGTCAGCTGATCCCAAGGAGCCACAGACATGATTCTCGACCTGCAATCCATGTTCAGCGGCACGGTGGCCGCGGACGGCACCAAGACCGCCCAAGGTCCGGTGACGGCCACGGCCATCTCGACGAACGTCATCGACCTGCGCCAGCCCAACGGTGCGCCGACGGTCGTCGACAACGGCATCCTGGGCATCGATATGTACCTGGTGGTGCAGACCATCCAGGCGTTCAACAACCTCACGTCGCTCACGATCACGCTCGAGTCGGACAGCACCGCCAACCTGGCCACCGCGCCGGTGGTGCACTTCAGCTCCGGCGCGATCCTGCTGGCCGCGCTCGTGGCCAACACCGTGCAGGTGCGCACGCTGCTGCCTTCGGGCAGCTACAAGCGCTACCTCGGCTTGCGCTACACGGTGACCGGCACCGCGCCGACCACCGGCACGGTCCTGGCCTACCTGACGCCGGACGCGCAACGCAACATCGCCTACCCGGGCGCCTACACCCTCGACGTCTGACCAGGAGACTGACCCCATGCAAGTCATCGCAACCGCGCGCGGCTACGACAACCACAGCATTCGTGAGCCGGGCGAGCAGTTCGAGATGAACATCGATCCCGCCCTGTTCGAACTGCCCGAAGGCAAGGGCCGCCCCACCTGGCTGATGCCGGTGGGCGGCTACCCGAAGCCCAAGGCCGCGAAGCCGGGCAAGCCCGAGAAGGCCCCGGCGACGCTCGCCGAGGCCGCTCAGGAACAAGCGGGCTCGGTGGTGCAAGGGGCTCAAGACCTGGCCTGAGCCCAGGCCGCACGCAACAAGAACCGGGGCGCTTGACGCCCCGGTTTTCCTAGGAGCCCCACATGTTCATCACCTGCCCCACGACCGTCGGCCCGAACGCGCCGGAGCACAACGAGTACCAGGCGAACCCGATCACGCCGAACGATTCCGTGGACCTCGCGCGAGGCCCCGATGGCGGTGACTGCCGCGCCATCCAGGTGACCGGTGCGGGCAACGTGGCGGTCCAGCTGAGCGGTGGCGGCACGGCCACCTTGACCGGCCTGGCCGCCGGCCAGCGCGTGGTTGTCGGTGCGTCGCGCATCCTGGCGACGGGCACCACGGCCACCGGCATTTCCGCGCTCTACTGAGGAGCCGGCCATGCCCCAGATTCCGTACAGCTTCGAGACGGTCCCGGCCAAGGACCTGATCGCCATCACGCCGACCGACGGCGCCGGCAACCAGTGGGCGTTCCCCATCCGCGGCATCTACGTCGGTGGCGCGGGCAACATCTCGGTGCGCACGCTCGCCGGCAACGACGTGCTGCTCACTGGTGTGGTAGCGGGCACGATCCTGCAGATCGCCGCGCTGCGCGTCAACGCCACCACCGGCGGCGCCACCACGGCGACCAACCTCGTAGGTTTGGTGTGACCGACGAGCTCTACCAGCCCGGCAACGGCCTGGACATCGGCGGCCAACGCACGCCGACGCTCGGGCCGAACCTTGCGCCCTTCGGGGACTTCGCATCGGGCGTCGGTGGCTTGCTCGCCTTCCTGGGTGCGACGGTTGCGAACGTGCTCAACGAACTGTTGATCACGCTCGCGGGCGGCTCGGGTGGTGCGTACTACGACTTCCCGGTGCAGGCCGGGCGCTGGGTGCAAATCTCGGTCGACGCGCGCCGCGTGACGGCCGCGCAGGCCGCCTTGCGCGTGTACGACGGCGCGAGCTTCGGCACGCAGCTGGCGGCGCAGACCACCACGTCGACCACCAACGTGCCGCTGGCAGTCCAGGTGGTGGCGCCTAGCGGTGTGCTCCGTGTCTACCTCGAGGCCAGCGGATCGGTCCTCAACACCGCCGCGTTCGACAACCTCGTGGTCTGCGAAATCCAGGGGTGAACATGTTCGACAAGATCATCAGCTTCTTGCGCCCCGCGCCCGTGGCTGCGGGGGCCGTTCACGACATCGAGGCGCTGGTCGCGCGCAGCCAAGAGCTCGGCCGCCAGATGGACGCACTGCGCGAGCAGCGCCTGGTCCTGCGCCAGCAGATCGACGCGCTGATCGCGCAGAAGAACACGGGAGGCTGACATGGCATCCGGCATCTACGGCGCCGCCCTGAACAACATCGTCCGGGGCAACGTCGACCTGGACACCGACACCTTCTACGTGATGCTGACGACCTCGGGCTACACCGAGGACTTCGACACCCACGACTTCCGCAACGACGTGACGAACGAAGTGAGCGGCACCGGCTACGCCGCAGGCGGCCAGGCCGTGACCGTCACGGTCAACGCCTACGACACCGTGAACAACCGCCTGGAAATCACGCTGGGTGGGGGGCTCGTGGGCCAGCAGCACGATCACGGCGCGCAAGGCCGTGTACTACAAGCGCCGCGGCGGTGCCTCGTCGGCCGACGAGTTGATCGGCGTGAACGACTTCGGCAGCGATGTCGTGAGCTCCGGCGGCACCTTCACGCTCAACTCGTCCACCTTCCGCCTGCAGAACTGAGGAGCACACCATGCCACTGACCGCTGCCGAGAAGGAAGAGCTTTTCACCAGCGTGGCGGCCGCGCTCAACGCGTTGCGGCTGGCCGCGGCGGTCATCATCGCCGAGATTCCGACCGCAGCGCCGACACCGGCGCCCGCTCCCGAACCGCCGCCCGCACCGGAGCCGCCACCTGCACCGACCTGGGTGCACGTCGCCAACGAGGGCGAGTCGTTCGCGCTGGAGGCCCCGGCACGTGTGCGTTACGGCGCAGACACGCGCTGGGCCGAGCTCGACCTGCCGGCCGGCACGATCGTTTGCGGCAACGCCCGGTTCGGCGACCCGGCCCAGGAAACGCCCAAGACCTGCCAGGTGCTGACCGTCGGGGCACCGCCGGCTCCCGCACCTGAACCGCCTCCGGCACCGGCACCTGAACCCCCGCCCGCACCGCCCCCGGCGAGCACGCGGCCGGCGCTCTACTTCGCCGCCAGCGGCAGCAACAGCAACCCCGGCACCGCGGCCGCGCCCAAGCGCGACCTGTCCGGCGTCAACCTGAACGCGCTGCCGCCGACCGATCTCTACTTCGCCGTGGGCGACTCGTTCGCCTTCCCGTCGACCGTGCGGCTGATGAACCCGAACGTCAGCAAGGCCAACCCGCTGCGCTTCCGCCGGTGGGGTGCTCTCACCGCGCGTGCGCGTTTCAGCTTCACGGGCCTGAACCACGGCTTCGAATGGGGCGAGTGGAACGACCCGCGCGCCTGGGAGGGCTACGAGTTCGAGGGCATCCACTTCGATGGCAACGGCGTGGGCAACTTCGGCCTGTGGCTGCGCGGCAACGTGGGCGCCGTGGTGATCGACGACTGCGAGGTGTCGAACTGGAAGTTCGGCATCGTCGGCCAGGCCGAGCAGCAGGCCCACGACGTGCGCATCGTCGACTGCAACATCCATCACAACAGCGACATGGGTGCGCTGGGCAAGTTCACCGACTTCCTGTTCGAAGGCAACACGGTCGAGCGCAACAACTTCACCGGCTCGATCTACAGCCACGGCACCTACTTCAGCTTCCTGAAGAACGCGGTGATCCGCGCGAACCACTACCTGCGCAACTCGGTGGTGCCGGTGGATGGCGTCGAGATCGGCCTGGGCGGGAACATGACGTTCCACGGCATGAACGACAACGTGCTGATCGAGCTCAACACGATCGAGCAGGACCGCTGCCGCGCCTACATGATGTCGCTCACCCAGGGCTACGGTGCTCGCGCCGAGGGCTTCACGAACACGGTGGTGCGCAACAACCGCCTGATCAACCCTGGCCCGAACGGCATCAACTGCCAGTCGGCCCCCGGCATCGTGGTCGAGGACAACCTGATCATCAACCGCCAGGGCACGAGCTGCACGGCGATCAGCGTCGGCCACACCGACTACCCGGACGGCGACCTCGTCGACGACGGCGCGATCGTGCGGCGCAACCGCTACCACCGCATGAACGGCAGCACCGGCACCTGCGCCTACGTGTTCCCGACCGCGAACCCCGCAGTCAACACCGACAACCTCGTGCTCGACGGCGAGCCGGCCTGAGAGATGAGGCCATGACGTGGCGGTCGCAGTCAACACCGCGCGGGGCGTCGGCGGCAGCACCTCCGCCCTAACCTCCGCCTCTGTTTCCCCGGGCGGCGCGAACCGCCTCATGCTGGCCGCTGCGTGCGGTCAGAGCGCCGCGAGTGCCGTCAACGACAACGGGTCGGGCGGCACGGCGCTGACGCAGATCAACACCAACGTCAGCGTCTTCTCGGGCAACTACGTCTTCAACGTCTGGCGCCTGGTGCCCGGCCCCACCGGCAGCACCAACCTCTATGCCAGCTTCGGCAGTGCCGGCGCGAACAGCGCCCAGGCGCTGTACCTCGACGGCGTTGACCAGACCACACCGCTCGGCACGGAACAGACCGCCGGGCCCACCATCGCCGGCACCGTCAGCAGCACCGTCGCGAGCATCACGCTCACGACCACGGCAGGCACAACCTGGGTTGCCGCGCTCGGTGTGGGCGAGATTCCTGACGGCATCACCAGCATCGTCGCGGGCGCCAATACGACCGTCTACTACGAGCCGGCTGTGGGCGACTCGGGCGAGCGCCATGCGGCGACCGCCTGGCTGGTTGGCGTGGCCACGGGCACGAGCCTGACCCTATCGGCCACGATCTCGGCGCCCAACATCTTCAACGACATCGCCTGGGCCATCTCGGCGTGGCCGGTGAACGCGGCGGCCGGCGGCACCGACGGCACGGCCGGCGGCGTGACGATGACGGTCACCTCGTCGTTCATCGCAGGCGCCGCGACGGGCGGGGCCACGACTCCGGGTTCCACCAGCACGGTCACCAGTTCGTTCATCGCCGGCTCGGCCAGCGGGGTGGTGAATGGCACCGCCGTCGGCACGACGGCGACCGTGCTGGTCGTGTTCCTGGCGGGGGGGTGCCAGCGGCAACGTGCCGCCGACGGGAGGGCGCTTAAGCGGCCCCCTCGCACTGATCATCGGACTCAGCCTGTAGGAGCAACGCATGCCCAGCGTCGCAGACATCTGCAACCTCGCATTGAGCCACCTCGGCTCGGACACCGTGGTCACCTCCATCAGCCCCCCGGACGGGAGCGTGGATGCGGGGCACTGCGCGCGCTTCTACCCGATCGCGCGCAAGGAAGCGCTCGAGCACCACACCTGGACCTGGAGCAAGAAGCGGGTGGCGCTCGCCGCGGTCACGAACCCGAGCACGATGTGGACCTACGCCTACGCGGTGCCAAGCGACTGCATCAGCGCGAAGCGCGTGTTGCAGCAGCAATCGGTGCAGCAGTTCATCACCTTCGACTCGCCGTTCATCCTGACGGCCGATGCGTACCAGCTCTTCACCGAGCGTGGCAGTTCCGAGTTCGAGATTGAAGACGGCGTGCTGCTCACGCACGAGCCCGAGGCGGTGCTGCTCTACGTGCGTGATGTCGTCGACACCACGAAGTTCTCGACGTCCTTCGTGAGCGCGCTGAGCTATCTGCTCGCAAGCTACCTCGCGGGGCCCATCATCAAGGGCGACGTCGGGGCACAAACCTCGGCACGTCTTCGCCAAGCGGCGATGAACCTCATGAGCGAGGCCGGCTCCGACGACGCGAACGACAGCTCGGAAACCAACGAGCACGTGCCCACCTTCATCGCAGGACGCTGGTCGTGAAGAGCTTCTATCGAAGCTTCGCCGGCGGGGAGATCACGCCCGAGCTGTTCGGGCGGCTGGACCTCGTGAAGTTCCAGACCGGGCTGCGCAAGTGCCTCAACTTCGAGACGCTGCCGCACGGGCCGGCCGCACGTCGCACCGGCTTCTTCTACGTGAACGAGGCCAAGTCGGACCCGCTCAACGCGCCGGTGCGCCTGATCCCTTTCGTCTTCAGCGCCACCCAGGCGATCATGCTGGAGTTCGGACACCAGTACGTGCGTTTCCACAACCAGGACGGCACGGTGCTGGAGGCCTACCAGAGTGCGTCCGCGCTGACCGCGGCCACGCCCACGGTCGTGACGCTGGCCGCCCACGGTTTCAGCAACGACCAGTGGGTGTACTGCGACTCGGTGGCGGGTTCGGCCTTCGCGCTGCACGGGCGCTTCTTCAAGATCGCCAACGCGACCGCGAACACGTTCGAGTTGCGCGGGCTTGACGGCAGCACCATCGGCCTGAGCAGCGTGCCGCTGTTCCTGGTGCGCTTCGCTCGGGTGTACACGCTCGCGAGCCCGTTCTCTGCCGCCGATCTCGCCACGCTCACTTTCGCGCAGAGCGCCGACGTTCTGACGCTCACCAACCAGACGGTGGGCGCGCGCGAGCTGCGCCGCTCGGGCCCGACGAGCTGGGCCTTCACCACCGTGAGCTTTGCGCCGGGGCTGTCCGCGCCGGCCGGCCCTACCGCCACCGCCACCGTGGCCGTGGCCACCAACCTCACGCCCCAGCACTACAAGATCACCGCGGTGGCCGCCGACCTGGTGACGGAATCGCTCGCCTCGGCTGATGCGACCTGCAACAACAACCTGACGCTGGCCGGCAACTACAACACCATCAGCTGGAGTGCGGTGGTCGGCGCGGCGCGCTACTACGTCTACAAGCAGCGCGGCGGCACCTATGGCTACATCGGGCAGACCACGACGCTCAGCCTCGTCGACGACAACATCCTGGCCGACACGACGCTCTCGCCGCCCGAGAACAACATCACCCTGAACACCGGCGCCGGGGACTATCCGGCGGCGCTCACGTACCTCGAGCGCCGGCGCTGGTTCGGCGGCACCGTGAACGAGCCGCAGAACATTTGGGCCACGCGCAACGGCACCGAGTCGAACCTCACGAGCTCGATTCCGTCGCGCGACGACGACGGCATGGAGTTCCGCATCGCCGCCCAGCAGCAGAACGCGATCCGACACCTGGTGCCGCTGTCCGACCTGCTGGCGCTGACGGTGGGCGGGGAGTTCCGCATCTTCGCCGACGGTGGCCCGGCCATCGCGCCCAGCACCATCAGCATCAAGCCCCAGGGCTACAGCGGGGCGGCTCAGGCCCAGCCGGCGCTCACGACCAGCTCGGCGCTGTACGTGCAGGCACAAGGCGCGCACATTCGCGAACTGGCCTACGACCCGAGTGGCACCGGCTTCTACCGGTCCACCGACGTGTCGATCATGGCGCCGCACCTCTTCAACGGCTACGACGTGACGGAGCTCGCCTACTCGCGAGCGCCCGACTCGGTGCTGTGGGCCGTGCGCAGCGACGGCCAGCTGCTGGGCATGACCTACGTGCCGGACCAGCAGGTGTACGGCTGGCACCAGCACGACACGCAAGGCGCGTTCGAGTCGTGCGCGGTGATCCCCGAGAACGGCGAGGACGTGCTCTACTGCGTCATGCGTCGCGTGATCAACGGCCGCACCGCGCGGTTCATCGAGCGCCTGAAGTCGCGGCTCTACACCGAGCAGTCCGACGCCTTCTACGTGGACGCGGGCCTCACCTACACCGGCGCGGCCACCACGACGATCAACAATCTCTGGCACCTGGAAGGCATGACGGTGCAGATTCTGGCCGACGGCGCCGTGCAGCCTGAGCGCACCGTCACGGCCGGGCGCATCACGCTCGACACCGCGGCCACCAAGGTGCACGTCGGCCTGGGTTACAACTCCGACCTGGTGACGCTGCCGGCGGCCTACGACAAGGCGCCCGCCGCGGGGCAGGGCACGATGAAGAACGTGTCGGCCGTGTGGGCCCGCGTGGTGGGCAGCTCCGTACTGAAGGCAGGCCCGTCCTTCGACAAGCTGATGAGCTACCCGGCGCGCATGGTGAGCGACCCCTACGGGTCGCCCCCGACGCTGCAGACCGGCGAGTCCCGGCTCCCCATCTCCCCCAGCTGGAACACCGACGGCTCGGTGTGCGTGCGCCAGGACCTGCCGCTGCCGCTCACCCTGGCCGCCATGGCGGTGGAGACCGCCACCGGTGGTTGAGGTCGTGGTGCGGCCGGCCACGCCGGCCGACGTCGAGCACCTCCTTCCGCGCCTGCGCGCGGCCGACCTGGCCGAGATCAAGGCGGCCGGCTGCACGCCGCGACAGGCGCTCGAGGAAGGGCTGGCCACCTCGGCGCGAGCCTGGGCGGCCGACTTCGGCGGCGAGCCGGCGCTGCTGATGGGCGTTGCGCCCTGGGACAACGTACCGGACCGCGGCGTGCCCTGGCTGCTGGGCACCGACCTGGTGACGATTCACCAGCGGGCGTTTATGCGCCACGCCCCCACGTACATTGAGCAAATGCTGGCGGCGTTTTCGCACCTGCTAAACTTTGTCCACGCTGAAAACACGACCGCGGTGCGGTGGCTCAGCAGGATGGGGTTCGAGCTGTACGAGGCGGTGCCGTACGGCCCCAACGGGGCGCTGTTCCATCCTTTCGAGATGCACCGTGGAGATCACCGACTACTCGGTCGAGAAAGTGCAGGCGCTGCTCGACAGCATCCTGGCCAACCCGCAGAGCCAGTTCCAACCTGAGCTTCGCCACTTCTTCGCCCCGGGCGTGTACGCCCGCGAGATGTTCATGCCCGCGGGCACCTGCGTCATCGGCAAGGTGCACCTGAAGGACCACCTGCTGGTGGTCCTGGGCGACGTCACCGTCTACTCGCCCGAGGGCCTGCAGCGCTACGAGGGCTACCACACCATCGAGTGCCAGGCAGGCACGCAACGCACGCTGCTTGCGCACGACGCAACCTGGGTCACCACGTTCCACGGCAACCCGGGCGACGAGCGCGACATCGCGAAGCTCGAGGCGCGCAACGTCGCCGACCTGTCCGCCCTGGTGCACACCCCATCGGAGGCCCTCCAATGAGCTACTACGTCGTGGGCACCCTCATCGTGAGCGCCTTGGTCGGCGCCAACGCATCGCGCCAGCAGGCTCAGGCCAACCGCGCCATCGCCGAGGGCAACGCGCAGATTGCCGAGATGCAGGCGCAGGACGCACTCAAGCGCGGTGAAGAGGACGCCCAAGTTGCGCAGCGCCGCGCTCGACAGGTGGCCGGCGCGCAGCGTGCCGCCTACAGCGCACGCGGCGTGGACATCAGCGACGGGACGGCGGCCGACGTGATCGAGCAGACCGACTTCTTCGGTCAGGTCGACGCCGCCACCGCGCGCACGAACGCGCGGAAAGAGGCCTGGAACGCCCGGGCGCAGCGCCGCGGCTACGAGATCGAGGCGTCCGTCAACGACCCCAACCGCGCGTTCAACTCGTCGCTGCTCGGCAGCGCCGGGACCGTGGCCGGGGCCTGGTATCGCCGGGGGCGCTGATGCCGACCGTCCCGATCAGCCAAGGTCCGACCCTTCGCGAGGCGCCGCTGCAGGGCGGCTTCCAGCGCCAGGTCGACGTCACCGCCAACCAGCGCCAGGTCGGTGCCGGGCTCGCCAACATCAGCGACGCGCTGGCCTACCGCGAGAACCGCAACGACCAGGATGCGGCGTTCGCGGCCGATGCGAAGCTGAAGAAGGAGTGGCTCGACTACGAGTCCCAGCTGCGATCGCAGCGCAAGGGGCGCGATGCCGCGACCTACGACACCGAGGTGGAGGCCTGGTGGAAAGACGCCTCGCAGCGCTACGGCCAGGACCTGAGCCCTGGTGCGCAGCGCCTGGTCAACCGCAGCCTCGCCACGAGCCAGGCGCAAGCCGTTGCGGGCGCCAAGGCCTACAAGGAGCAGCAGCTCAACGCCTCGGCAGCGGCCTCCTACCAGAGTGCGCAGACCGTCTCCATCAACGAGGCGGCCACGGTCGGCAACGAGCGTGCGGTGGTCAAGGCCATCACCGACATGGACCAGAAGCGCAGCGAGCGCGCCGCCCTGGAGAGCTGGACGCCCGAGCAGCGTGAGGCCGACCGCATGCACTGGAACACGCAGCTGCACACTGTGATGGTGCAAAAGCTCGTGCGCACGGACCCGGCCGCGGCGCAGACCTACTACGACAAGTACAAGGCCGAAATCGCAGCGCCGCAGCAGAACGCGCTGGAAGCCCACCTGCAGCAGACCTCGGCCGTCATGGACGGCAGCGCGGCCGCGGACAGCATCTGGAAGGACATGGGCCCGAAGGCTGACGGCCAGCCTGTCGAGCTCGACAAGATGGAGGCGGCTGCACGCGAGCAATTCAAGAACGACCCTGTGCGCCAGAAGGCCGCCATCGCTGACATCCACCAGCGCGCCGCCTCGTTCAACGCCGCCGAGCGCGAGCGCACCGCCGGCAAGGTGAACGCGGTGATGGACGCCTACAGCAAGGGTGCATCACTCACGCAGCTGCAGCGCATGCCCGAGTTCCAGTCGCTACCCGGCAAGGAACGCGCGCAGATTCAGGACCACATCAACGACCGCAATCACATGCTATGGGCGCGGTCCATCGAAGACCGCGCACGCCTGGAGCGCGAGATGGCGCGGAAGGCGTTCCCGGCCTACCTGGAGTACAGCAACCCCGAGACGCTCGGCACGATGACGCGTGCGCAGGTCCAGGCGCTGCAGCCCACCCTCGGCAACGAGCTAACCAACCACCTGGTGACGAAGTGGGAGGGCCTGCAGAAGAAGGACGCGAAGCTCGAGGCCCGCATGGACCAGGACGACTTCAACCACGTCGCCGACCAGATGGGACTGTCGCCGTTTAAGGCGAACACCGAGGACAAGAAGCGTCAGCTCGGCGAGCTGAAGTACCGCACCGAGCAGCTCATCAACCAGGCGCAGGTGGCCAAGAAGGGTCCGCTCACGCGCGAGGAAAAGATGGAGCTGATGACCCAGGAGATGGCACGCACCGTGACGGTGGATCGCTGGGGCCCGTGGAACGCCCAGGTGCCGGTGATCCAGCTGAGCAAGGACGACCTCAAGAACGTGCTGGTGCCCGACACCGAGCGCGAACAGATTTCCGCAGCGCTGAAGACGCTGTACCAGGAGACCGGCCAGGCGATCTACGCACCGACCGAAGAGAACATGCGCCGGCTCTACCTCATGAGCAAGTCGGTCGCCGCGCGCCTCCTGCCCAGCGAGAAGTGAATGGCCGAGCTCACCCAACCCTTCGACCAGGCCGCCAGCGCTCCCGAGGCGCTGCCGCCCCCGAACCCGTACCTGGAGACGCTGCGCGGCGGCGCCCTGGCCACGGGCAGCGATGCGCCGCGCCAGGCCAACCCGTACCTGGACATCCTGCGCGGTGTCGAGGATGCACGCACGTCGCAGCTGCGCGCCACGACCACGCGCGCGGTGGACGTGAACCCGGACAAGTACGCGACGCAGCGCCGCGTGGCGAAGTACCTGGGCTACCCCGCGGCCGCAGTCGAGGCGCTGCCGGTGCAGACCGAGCGCGAGGCGAAGGTGAAGCAGGTGGCGCAGGACAGCGCCGTGTCGCCGGTGCTGCAGCAGCGCTACACCGACGAGGACTTTGCACGCCTGGCCCACGACGACAGCGGCTCGCTGGCCGGCGTGGCCG